TATTAAGTAACCCCCCCTTTTATATATAAAGACCCAGGATTCCTAGACCCCCATATTATTTTTTTTAAAAAACTATTGCTTTTTTTGTGAAGGGGGTGCAATATGTTAAAATCTTGTAGTTCCTATACCTAGTAATTATTACTTAATAAGTAAATACCTAATATATTAGGTACTTATTAAAGATTTTATTTAAGAAGTATTTATTAAATAAGTATATACTATCTATATGTATGAATAAAAAAGTTCTTAGTAAGGTAAAGAATTTATCTCCTGTTCAGAAACAAGAGTTATTGTCTTTACTTGAAGAATTAGAACAAGCCAAGAATAGAGAGAAATGCCACGATGATTTTATGACCTTTGTTGGGGAGATGTGGTCAGCTTTTATTCATGGTAAACACCACGAAATAATGGCTGATGCGTTTGAGAGGGTCGCTAAAGGCGATTTAAAGCGTTTAATCATCAATATGCCTCCTAGACACACTAAGAGTGAGTTTGCTTCTTATTTGCTTCCTGCGTGGTTTCTAGGTAAATACCCAGATAAGAAGATAATTCAGACTGCTCACACGGCTGAATTAGCTGTAGGCTTTGGTAGGAAGGTTAGAAACCTAGTAAATAGCAAAGATTATAAAGAAGTCTTTCCAGATGTTAGCTTACAATCTGATAGCAAAGCAGCAGGTAGGTGGAATACAAACAAAGGTGGCGAATACTTTGCGATAGGTGTGGGTGGTGCAGTAACTGGTAAAGGTGCTGACCTCCTAATCATTGATGACCCACATTCAGAACAAGAAGGTGCAAGTGCCGACATAAACGTATTCAATAGAACATACGAGTGGTACACATCAGGTCCAAGACAGCGTTTGCAACCAAATGGTTCTATCGTTGTGGTAATGACAAGGTGGCACAATAAAGATTTAACTGGTCAGGTAGTAGATGCCAGCATAAAACGTGGTGGTGCTGACCAATGGGAAGTAATAGAACTTCCTGCCATTATGCCTTCAGGTAATCCTTTGTGGGCAGAATTTTGGAAAATGGAAGAATTACAGGCTTTGAAAGCCGAGCTACCCAATAGTAAGTGGATGGCTCAATACCAGCAAGACCCTACTTCAGAAGAAGGAGCGTTGGTTAAAAGAGAATGGTGGCAGGTTTGGCAAGGCAGAGAGCCACCTCAATGCGAGTTTGTTATCCAATCTTGGGATACGGCTTTTATGAAGAATCAAAGAGCTGACTATTCTGCTTGCACTACCTGGGGTGTCTTCTATAGAGAAGATGATGACGGAATGCTAGCACCTAACCTTATACTGTTAGATGCCTATAAAGAGCGTTTAGAGTTTCCAGATTTAAAGAAAATGGCTTTTGAGAAGTACAATGCTTATAAGCCTGATGCGTTCATTGTGGAAGCAAAAGCAGCAGGTATGCCTTTAATCTTTGAATTAAGGGCAATAGGAATACCAGTACAAGAATACACTCCTAGCAGAGGAAATGATAAGATATCAAGGGTAAACGCTGTATCTGATTTATTTGCTTCAGGTGTAGTTTGGGCTCCAGAAACACGCTGGGCAGAAGAAACAATAGAAGAGTTTGCTGGATTTCCAAATATGGAACATGACGATTTAGTTGATAGCACCACGCAAGCTCTGTTAAGATTCAGACAAGGTGGTTTTATTTCATTGCATTCTGACGAAGAAGATGAGCCTTTGGAACATAACCGAATTGCAAATTATTATTAAGGTATAAAATGAAAACATGGCGATAGAAAGAAAACCAGCTACACCTATAGATGGTACTATAGAACAAGAACCTGAAGAAGAACTTACGATTGCTATTGAAAACCCTGAATCAGTCTCTATAGATACTGACGATGGTGGCATGATAATCGACTTTGATCCTAACGCCAAAGAGGTTGGCGATGAGGATTTTGATTCTAATTTAGCTGAGTTCATGGAAGACCAGAAATTAAGTGAACTAGGTAACGAATTAATAAGTGCTTATAACGGAGATAAAGAATCACGTTCTGAATGGGAAGAGACTTATACTAAAGGACTAGATCAGCTAGGATTAAAAATAGAAGAAAGAACACAACCTTGGTCTGGTGCTTGTGGAGTATTTCACCCAATGCTTTCAGAGGCAGTAATACGTTTTCAGTCACAATCAATAACGGAAATGTTTCCAGCTCAAGGACCTGTAAGAACAAAAATAGTTGGCAAAATTACTGACGATAAAGAAAAACAGGCACAAAGAGTAGAAGATTACTTAAACTACTTACTGACGTATGAAATGTCAGAATATAGAACTGAAACAGAAAAGATGTTGTTTTCATTGCCTTTAGCTGGTTCAGCTTTCCGAAAAGTTTACTTTGACCCCAGTTTAGATAGACCTAGTTCTATATTCGTTCCAGCAGAAGATGTAGTAGTTAATTATGGTGCTAGCGATTTAGAAACTTGTGAACGTGCTACTCATGTAATGCGTAAATCTTCTAATACAATTAGAAAGATGCAAGTCAATGGTTTCTATAGAGATGTGGAGTTACCTGAAGGTTCGCAGAATATCTCCGATATTACGAAGAAATACAATGATATAACAGGAGAACAAGACACTTATAACTACGATCAAAGCCATACTATCCTAGAAATGCAGGTAGATTTGGACTTAGAAGGGTTTGAAGACACAGATGAACAAGGAGAACAAACAGGTATAGCTATACCATACGTTGTCACTATTGATTGTCCTAGTGGAGTTATACTAAGTATTCGTAGAAATTATTACCAAGATGATGTCAAGAAGATTAGAAGAATGCACTTTGTTCATTATCAATATCTACCAGGATTAGGATTTTATGGGTTTGGTTTAATACATATGGTAGGTGGTTTAGCTAAATCAGCTACGTCTATACTAAGACAACTTGTAGATGCAGGAACATTATCTAATCTTCCTGGTGGTTTAAAAGCAAGAGGCTTGCGTATAAAAGGCGATGATACCCCAATAATGCCTGGAGAGTTTAGAGATGTTGATGTGCCAGGTGGTGCTATTCGAGATAATATAACTTTCTTACCATACAAAGAACCATCAGGAACTCTTTATCAGCTATTACAGAACATAGTAGAAGAAGGTAGGCGTTTTGCTAGCATATCTGACATGAAGATATCTGACATGAATAACCAAGCTCCTGTAGGAACAACACTTGCATTACTTGAACGAAATCAAAAGGTTATGAGTGCAGTACAAGCTAGACTCCATGCTTCTATGAGAAAAGAATTTGATATCTTAGTAGGTATAGTTAAAGACTTTACTGAGCCTGCATATCCTTATGAAATGGATGAGGAAGAATATATTAAAGCTGAAGATTTTGATAATAGAGTTGATATATTGCCTGTATCAGACCCGAATGCAGCAACTATGGCTCAAAGGATAATGCAATATCAAGCTGCTATGCAATTAGCACAATCATCTCCTGAAATGTATAACTTACCAGAATTACATAGACAGATGTTAGAAGTATTGGGCATAGAAGATGTTGATGCAATTGTGCCTGACGGAAATGATATTAAACCTGTTGATCCTATTACAGCAGTACAAAATTTAATCAATGGGAAACCTGTTAAAGCATTTATAGAGCAAGACCATGAAGCACATATAGAGACCTTACTTTCAACTCAACAAAATCCTGAAATAATGCAGATTGTTGAACAGAGTCCTAAAGCACCAATAATACTTGCAGCAGCATCCGACTATGTTAATCAACATCTAACAATGTTATTTAGAAAACAAGTTGAACAAGAAATGGGTATAGAGCTTCCACCTGAAGGTGAACCTTTACCAGCAGACGTTGAAAAACGTATTTCAACACTTGTAGCAGAAGCAGCACAAAGAGTTGCTGGTACATCGCAACAAAGAGCTGAACAAGAAAGGATAGAAGAACAACAGAAAGACCCACTTATTCAAATGAAAGAAAGAGAGGTTGCTGTTAAAGAGGCTGAAGTTCAGCGTAAGGCTGCTGAAGGTCAAGGCAGATTACAGCTTGATGCAGTAAAAGCAGCTAGTAGAGATGAACTGGAAAAAGAAAGATTGAAGTCTCAAAATGAATTAGCTGGTATAAAAGTTGGTCAACAAATTGCAAGCGATTTGCAAGAAAATGAACAAGAAAATAAGAAACAAAAAAGAGAAGATTACAAGTTAGGGCTTGACATTGGAATAGATTTAGCTAAAGATATCAATAAGAATGAGTAATGATATCACACAGCTATCACTTTCAGAACATATGAAATTGAAGTTGCGTGGTATGATGAATGAACACGCTGATCATATAGCTTCAGGTGCTTGCAAAGATTATAGTGAGTATCAGAAGATGACTGGCGTTATCGAGGGTTTAGCCCTCGCAGAGCGAGAACTTCTAGATTATGTCGAAAGAGTTCTCACAGAATAGGAACTCGACTCCTTAAAGTCGTGCAATAATATGAGTAAAGCTGAAGTAAAGATACCAGAGCCAGAAAGTGTTGAAACACCCAAGATTGATGTAGATGTTAAAAGTCAACTGCCTGAACCTAAAGGTTGGAAGATTTTAATTGCTATGCCAAAGGCGGATGAGAAAACTGATGGTGGTATTGTTAAAGCTTCCCAAACCATGAAAGACGAAGAAGTAAGTAATATTTGCGGATACGTTATAAAGTTAGGACCTGAGTGTTATAAAGATACCAATAGATTTCCGAGTGGACCTTGGTGTCAATCAGGTGATTGGGTTGTATTTCGTGCTTACTCTGGCACTCGCATGAAAATGTACGGACAAGAGTTTCGCTTAATTAATGACGATACTGTAGAAGCAGTAGTAGATGACCCAACAGGAGTGGTTAGAGCATGAGTGAAACAGAAATAATAAACGAAGAACCTAATATTCCAGAAAGAGTTCCTCAATCACAAGAGGATAAATTTTTTGGCAAACATACGGAAATTGACAACGAAATACCTGAAGGCTTAGAGGTTGAGGTAATTAATGATATTCCTATAGAAGATCGTAGACCAGAGAGAGAAGATGATTCTTCTCCTGATATTGACGAAGAAGCCTTAGATAAAGAAATAGCCGATTACAGCGATAGAGCTGGAAAAAGAATAGCTAAAATTAAATACGAATATCACGAAGAGCGTAGAGCAAAAGAAGCTGCAACACGAGAATCTCAAGAAGCAGTACAACGCTTACAAACATTAATGTCTGAAAATCAGCGATTGCAGGCTATGGTTGCCCAAGGTGGAGAAGTCTTAAATAAACAAGCACATAACAATGCTTTGTGGGCAAAACAAAATGCACAAGAAGCATTTAAAAAAGCTTACGAAGAAGGCAATGCTGATGAAATGACTAAGGCTCAAGAGTTATTATCAAAAGCTACATTAGCTGAACAACAATCACCTAATATGGCTGCAAGCCTTCAACAACAAATTGCACAAAATTTACCTGAAGCACAAATACCAGCACGAGAACAACTCGATCCTGATATGCAAGAGTGGTCATCTAAAAATCCTTGGTTTATGAGCACAGTACCCGAACACAAAGAAATGACATCTTATGCTTTTACAATAGATACAAGATTACGCAATCAAAAAATACTGCCTGAAGAAAATCCAAAGGCATATTATGAAGAAGTAGATAAAGCTATGCGTAGAGAATACCCCAGTTTCTTTGGTGTATCTTCTGAAGAGGTAGGAATACCTGAAGAAGAAACATCAAAACGACAACCTTCAACAGTTGTTGCATCCGCAACGAGGGATAGCGGAAACAAAAAACCCACGCAAATCCGTCTTACTCAGACACAAGTTAAGCTAGCTCGCCAACTTGGAATTAGTCCTGAGCAATACGCAAATCAATTATTAAAGGAGACTTAATATGTCAGAAGAAAATAATAACACTAATGAAGTGGAGGCAGTTTCTACTGATACTCCTGTAGACCAAGAGCGTACTCCTAGAGAGACAGAAAGCCGAGAGGCTACTCAGCACACAGAAAGCTGGGAAAATCCTACTAATTTACCTACCCCAACACCTCAAGAAGGCTGGGTTTTTAGGTACATCAGAACAGCCTTATTAGGTCAAGCTGATAATCCTAATGTATCCAGACGTTTTCGTGAAGGGTGGATTCCATGCGAACTTCAAGATCATCCTGAACTTCAAATTACCATGATGGACCACGGCTCTGAATGGGCAAAAAAGGGAAATATAGAAATTGGTGGGCAATTATTATGCAAAATGCCAGCAGAAAAGGCGAAAGCTAGAGATGAACATTTCGGAAGAATGGCACAATCTCAAATGGAATCTGTTGATAATGTATATTTTAAAGATCAGGATAATAGAATGGCGACCAAACAAGTGTTTGAGCGTAATTCTAAAACAACTTTTGGCAAAGATTCTTAGAATCTTTAATAATTAATTTAATTTAAGGAGACAATTATGTCATCTAGTGCAACTCCTCACGGAGCTAGACCAGTTGGAACAGTTGTTGGAAGCCCTTATCAAGGAAAAGTTACTCACTACAAAATTAAAAATGCGTATGGAACTTCTATATTCTATGGCGATTTTGTAAAGTGGGGTGATGACAACCCTAATACCACTATTCAAAAAGATACTGGTACTACGGCTTGTACCCCTATTGGCGTTTTTCTTGGCTGTGCTTACACTGACCCTACTACTGGTCAATTCACACCCAATCAATATTTCCCAGCTTCAACTGCTGCGGATGATATTGTTGCGTATGTTGCCACTGATCCTTACATTGTTATGCAAATGCAATGCGATGGTGCTGCTGACCAAGACGATCTTGGAAAGAATTGTGCTGTTGTTCAAACCGCAGGTAGCACAGCAATCGGAACAAGCAAAAATTCGGTTGATATATCTACTGTAGCAACCACTAACACATTACCTGTGAAAATCATCGATTTTGTTGATGGTCCAGATAGTGCAGTTGGTGATTCCTATACAGATGTATTGGTAATGTTTAACGTAGGGCATCAATTGCTCAACACAACAGGTATTGGTTAAGGAGTACAATTATGGCAGCTATATCAAGAGCTAATGAGCTCAAGCAGCTTCTCCCAGGACTTAATGCCCTGTTTGGAGAGGAATACAATAACTACGAGAATGAGCATGAAGAAATCTATGTAACTGAGAACTCTGAAAGAAGTTTTGAAGAGGAACTCAAGTTATCAGGTTTTGGAGCTGCTCCAGTAAAAGATGAAGGTTCGGCTATCAATTACGATACTGCACAAGAATCTTTTGTGGCTCGTTACACACACGAAACAATAGCTATGGGCTATTCAATCACAGAAGAAGCTATGGAGGATAACCTCTATGTTTCTCTCTCTGGTAGATATACTAAAGCTTTGGCTCGTGCAATGGCTTACACAAAACAAGTTAAAGGAGCGTATCCATTAAACAATGGATTCTCAACTACTTTTTCTTCAGGTGATGGTGTTGCTTTATTTAGCACAGCTCACCCACTTGTAAGTGGTGGAACTAACAGCAATAGACCTTCTTCAGGTGCTGACTTGAATGAAACATCTTTAGAAGATGCAATTATTCAAATCAGTAAATATACTGATGAAAGAGGTCTTAAAATTGCAGCTAGACCAAGAAAACTAATAGTACCAACTGATCTTCAGTTTGTTGCTACTAGACTATTGCAAAGTGACTACAGAGTCGGTACTGCTGACAATGATGTTAATGCAATCAAAACAAATGGCGTGATCCCAGAAGGCTACGCAGTTAATCATTATTTAACTGATACTAATGCTTTCTTCATCACAACAGATGTACCTGATGGCATGAAGCATTTCGTCAGAGCACCAATGACTACATCTATGGATGGTGACTTTGATACTGGTAATGTTAGATACAAAGCTAGAGAAAGATATTCCTTTGGAGTATCTGATCCACTAGGTATCTTCGGATCACCAGGTAGTTCGTAAGAACTTTAAGGGAGACTCTTTATGGGTCTCCCTTTTTTTTATCTAGGGATTTTTTTTAATTTGTCTATCAACTGCCCTAGCAGACTTGCCAAGATGATAGACTTTTTCCTTTAGGAGGAAATATGGCTAACACAACTTTTAATGGTCCAGTTAGATCAGAAGGCGGATTTGAACAAATCAGCAAGAGCTCTAGCACAGGAGCAGTAACAACTAATTTAGATGTAGATACAAGTGGTAATTTAGTTACTACAGGTTATGTATCTTCTTATGATAATGTTGTTTCAATTGAAGATGCTACTTATTCAGTAGAGTCAACTCAATCTGGAGCAGTATTTACTCTAAATAGAGCAGGAGGTATTGTAGTAACATTACCTACAGCAGCAGCAGGTTTACAATATACATTTATTGTAGGCACAACTTTCACAGGTGCAGGACAAATCAATACAGACAATTCCAGTGACTTATTCTCTGGTTTTGCTACGATCTTTGATCCAGCAACTGCAACCGATAACAACACTTTCATTCCTGATGCCAGTGATGACGATACTATTGATTTAGGAACGGCAGCTCAGGGTTGGCTTGTAGGCGGAATTATCCGTTTAAAAGCAACCACAGCAGCAGTATGGCACTGTGAAGCCTTTCTTCATGGTGATGGTACACTAGCTACTCCATTCGAGTAAGGGGGTAACTAATGGCTGATGCAGTAACTTCACAAACCATCATTGATGGTGAAAGAAACTGTATTATGAAGTTTACCAATGTCAGCGATGGCACAGGCGAATCAGCAGTAGCTAAAGTAGATGTTTCTGCTTTAACTTCTAACTCTGAAGGAGTTTCTTGCTCTGAAGTAAGAGTAATGAGGGTTAGCCATGCCATTGTTGGTATGTCGGTTCAATTGTTTCTTAATGCAACAAGCAATGTTTTACTTATGGAACTAGCTGAAAGCAGTAATGGGCATATGGACTTTAAGGATTTCGGTGGTATTCCTAATAATGCAGGGAGTGGTAAAAATGGAGACATCCTTTTTACTACTAAAGGTCACAGTTCAGGAGATACTTATTCCATAGTTTTAGAAATGGTAAAAGTATATTCTGATTAATTTGGAGAAATTATGGCTAAAAAACAATATGTAATTTCAGAAACTGGTGAATTCCCAGCACAATATAAAGTTCTTAAATTGGATGATGACGGAATCTATAGACCTGTATTTGGTCCTGATCCTGACTTGGAAGATGCAGAACGTAAGTGCGATGAGATGAATGGTGAAAGGGCTAAAAATGATAAAGGTCATTTTATAGCTGACGATCCATCTACGCCTGATGTTAATGAAGCTTATGTTGGTGGTAAAGCACCAAAGAAAAAAGCTGCTAAAAAAGCACCAGCTAAGAAGAAAGCACCAGCTAAGAAAAAATCTGTTAAAAAGAAATAATTTTAACCTAGTATGTTTATAATGCCTTGTTAGTTCAAGGTATTATAGATGTATGCAATTTAAGGAAAAACTATGAGTAAAGGACTTGGTAGAAATACTAGATTTAAACAAAAAAATAAAAAAGTTGCCAGTAAAGGCAAAAAATCTTATATGGGCGGAGGAGCTACCGAAGTAGGTAAGCAAGCTCAATCTTATAAGGAATATGTCAAAAAAACATTTGGCGGTGGCAAAACTTAATCATGCCTCTTTCAGTAGGTCGTTCTAGAAAAGTAATTAGTAAGAATATTTCTAAATTAATTAAAGAAGGAACACCAAAGAAACAAGCTGTTGCTATAGCTTTAGATAAAGCAGGGAAGAAAAAGAAATGACTACTAAAAAAAAGAACAGAGTTACAGTTGCACCTGCATCAAAAAGAAATAAAAAAATACAGACTACTAAATCTGGTATAACAATAACTAGAGTTAAAAAGGATAAATAATGGCTACAAGTGGAACTACATCATTTACCTTAGATATAAGCGATATAATGGAAGAAGCTTATGATCTTTGTGGTCTAGAATTACGTTCTGGCTATAGTTATCGTGGTGCTAAGAGAGCATTAAATCTTGTTTTTCTAGAATGGCAGAATAAAGGATTAAATCTTTGGACTATAGAGCAAGGAACAGCAACAATGACTGCTGGTACAAGTAGTTATACAGCAGATTCAAGTGCTTTAGATATAGTTGATGTTTTCGTCAGAACTGATGCTGGCAATACAAGCAAACAGTTTGATCAAAGGTTAAATCGTATTTCTAGAACTGAATATAATCATCAGGCTAATAAGTTAGTGCAAGCTAAACCAACACAATTTTATGTAGATAAGGATAATGATGCAGTCAAAATAGTGGTTTGGTCTGTTCCAGATGCAGCAGATACTTATACGTTAGTTTACGATTACGTTAAAAAAATAGAAGATGTTGGAACTATTGCTAGCAATAATGCTGATGTGCCAACAAGATATCTTCCTTGTTTAACATATGCTTTGGCATATAACATTGCTTGTAAATCACCTGAAGCACAGAATAGAATCCCTATGATAAAACAAAGATATGATGAGCTTTGGAGAGATGTAAGTGATGCTGATAGAGAAAAAGCAGCAGTTAGATTTGTTCCTGATTTATCTATAAGTGGTTATTAATGGCATACGCAAAAGCAAGCAAGGCATTAGGGCAATGTGATCGTTGTGGGTTTTCTTATAAACTCAATACTTTGCAGTATCAAATAGAAGATAGTAAAAGAAATGGATTACGAGTTTGTTATGATTGTTTAGATGAAGACCAACCTCAATTAAAATTAGGTGAAGTAGACACATCTGATCCACAAAATTTATACAACGCAAGAGTGGATACAGGTAAGGCAAGTTCTACAACATATGCTGCTTTTGACCCTATTGGAGGAGGTGTTACTGAATTTGGTTCTTCAACAATGGGTTTAGATATTAAAGGCGAAGTTGGTAAATTAACAGTGAGTACAGAATGAGTTGGACATACACGACATTAAAATCGGCTATACAAGATTATACGCAAAATACTGAATCAACTTTTGTAGCTGATTTAGGAACTATTATTAAACAGGCAGAAGATAGAATAGTTAAATCTGTCGAATTGCCTAATTTTAGAAAAAATGTAACTGGTTCATTAACAAGTGGCAATCAGTATTTATCAACACCATCTGATTATTTATATCCTTTTTCTTTAGCAGTCTTAGATAGCGATAGTGCATACACTTATCTTTTGAGCACAGACGTAAGTTTTATAAGAGAAGCATATCCATCAGCTTCTTCTACAGGAGTGCCAAAACACTATGCACAGTTTGACGATAATACTTTTATTGTTGGACCTACACCTAATGCAAATTTAACTGCTGAATTGCACTATTATTATATTCCACAATCAATAACAGAATCATCTGACGGCACTAGCTGGTTAGGAACAAATGCTCCAGAATTATTATTATACGGAAGTTTATTAGAAGCTTATACATTTATGAAAGGTGAGCCTGACATAATGGTCAATTATGAAAAAAGATTCCAGGAAGCATTACAAAGACTTACTTTATTATCTGATGGATATAATAGAAAAGATGCTTATAGGGATGGTCAAAGAAAACTAGATGTCTAATGATTCCATAACAACGCTAGAAGGCAAAAATATTGCAATTGTAGCTATGGGTCAAAGTCAAATAGATTTTCATCTTTCACAGACACATAGCGTTGAATTTGACGAAGTTTGGGCTATTAATGCAATGATAGGAGTTCTACCTAATATAGACAGGGCTTTTATATTAGACCCAATGAGTAGATTTTTAGACACAGAAGATGCTGGCACAATGACTTCAATGATGAGAAATAAACTGCCATTAGTTGATTATCCTATTTATTCTTGTGAATTAGATGAAAGAGTACCTGCTGTGGAAGAATATCCTTTAAAACAAATAATTAAATATTCTAGAAGTGCTTACTTAAATAATACAGTAGCTTATGCAATAGCTTATGCTTTATGGAGTAAAGTAAAACAAATATCTATTTTTGGTGTAGATTTTACTTATCAAACTAATATGCACTTTGCAGAAGCTGGAAGAGGATGTGTAGAATTTTGGATCGGAAAATGTATTAATCAAGGTATAAAAGTGGGGATAGCACCACGATCATCTCTTTTAGATACAGATGTAGACACAAAAAATAAACTATATGGATATCATAGACTGAATAATCCACAAGTTACTTTCCAAGATAATTATGGCAATATAAATGTTTGTAAATGGTCTGATATGCAACAAACTGAAATAAAAAAACCAATAGGTATAATAGGTAGAGAAGATTTAAAACCAGTAGAGCCAAAGGAATATTAATGCAAACAGATAAATTTGAATTATCAATAGGTGATTTAGGAGTAACTACTACTCATAATAGAGGTCATTCTGTTGAAGAATTAGCTGAAATGGCTACAAATAAACTAATTTCTATAAGTGATGACGCTGATCCTATGGTAAAAGCACAGGCTCACGCATTTAGAGATAGATGTAAATGGATCATTCAATTCTATGTAAATGAAGGAATAAAAAACCACATTTGCACAGTATGTAATGAATTAGAAAAACAAGGTCATAAAGACCTATCAAATATAATAAGGAGACTATAATGGCAATTACACAAGCAATGTGTACTTCTTTTAAAAGTGAACTTTTACAGGCAGTACATAATTTTAAAGCTTCTGGAGGTAACTCTTTTAAGCTGGCTTTATACACAAGTTCTGCAACTATGACTGCAGCTACTACAGCGTATAGCACAAACCAAGAAGCATCAGGAACAAACTATACTGCGGGTGGAGCGGCATTAACAAATGTTAATCCAACTACTTCTGGAACTACTGCGTTTACAGATTTTTCTGATTTGACTTTTGGTACAGCTACCATCACTGCTAGAGGTTGTATGATTTACAACGATACAGCATCTGGTGATCCAGCAGTAGCAGTATTTGATTTTGGTGCAGATAAAACATCTACAGCAGGATCATTTACTATTACTTTTCCTACTGCTGATGCTTCAAACGCTGTTATTAGAATAGCTTAAAGGAATTAGCCAATGGCTAATATAACAGGCTGGGGTCGAGGCACTTGGGGTCAACTTACATGGGGTGAACCCATCCCCGTTGAACTCACGGGTCTTGCAGGAACTTCAGCATTAGGGTCTTTAGCAATAACGGCAGATGCTAATGTAGCAGAGACAGGGGTTGCAGCAACTGGAGCTTTAGGTACTGAAACTGTAACAGGTATTGCTAATGTTTTTCCTACTACTGTAGTAGGAACTACTGCATTAGGCTCAGAAACAGTTAGTGGAGATGCTAATGTAGCAGAGACAGGATTAGCAGGAACAGGAGCTGTTGGAACTATACTAGCTGCTGGTTTTGCAATTACTGGTGTTAGTGGTACTGCGTCTACTGTTGGACTTGGCGATGAAACTGTAACAGGTGATGCTAATGTTTATCCTACAAATGTAGTAGGAACAACAGCTTTAGGTAGCATAAGCTTAGTAACTGTAAATATAATTGCAGTTACACTAGGAGCAGCAACAGGATCAGTAGGAAGCCTTAGTATAACAGCTCACGCAAATATCTATCCCACAGGAGTAGAAGGTATAGGTAGAATTACTAATCTTTTAGTTTGGGGTTTAATAGATGATTCACAAACACCAAACTATTCAACAATTTCTACAACTCAATCTCCTGATTGGAGCGAAGTGGCATAATAATATATAATTTTTTACAAGAGGAAAATAAATGGCAAGTACATACGTTAATGATCTAAGACTCAATGAAATGGCGACAGGTGATGCGTCAGGAACTTGGGGTACGACTACAAATACAAACTTAGAATTAATCGCAGAAGCTTTTAGTTATGGCACAGAAGCTATAACTACAAACGCTGACACACACACAACCACAATAGCAGATGGAGCAACTGATCCTGGTAGGTCTATGTTCCTTAAATACACAGGTGCATTAGATTCTGCCTGTACTGTTACTATTGGACCTAATACAGTTTCAAAGATGTGGTTTATAGAAAACGCTACTACAGGTTCACAAAACTTAGTTATTAGTCAAGGCACAGGTGCAAACATAACCATACCTGCTGGCGATACTAAAATTATTTATGCTGATGGTGCAGGTGCTGGTGGTGCTATGGTAGATGCACTAGCTAGTATTTCTGCTGTTGATTTAAAAGTACAAGACGATTTAACAGTTACAGATGATGTAACTATAGGTGGTGATATAGACGTAGATGGCACAACTAACCTAGATGTCGTAGATATAGACGGAGCTGTAGATATGGCTTCAACGCTAACATTAGCAGGAAATGCTGATTTTAACGGAGATTTAGATGTTGATGGCACTAGCAATTTAGATGTTGTTGATATTGACGGAGCTGTTGATATGGCTTCTACCTTAACCCTAGCTGGTAATGCAGACTTCAACGGAGATTTAGACGTAGACGGCACTAGCAATCTAGACGTTGTTGACATTGATGGTGCTGTGGATATGGCTTCTACATTAGCAGTAACAGGTATAGTTACACTAACTGACGACCTTATTATTGGTGATGGCAAAACTATTGGCTCTGCATCAGATGTAGATGCTATGACTATTGCTTCTAATGGACAAGTAACATTTACACAAACACTTATTGGTACTGCTTTAGATATTTCAGGTGATGTAGATGTTGATGGAACACTAGAAACAGACAATTTAACAATCGGTAGTGCACAAGGTAGTGATGGACAAGTATTAACTTCAACAGGAAGTGGGGTAGGTTGGGAAGACGCTGCTAGTGGTGGTGTGTCAGGACTAACAGGTTTAGTAGAAAATAATTCAATCTGGCTTGGTGATGACCCGTCAAGCACAACAGATACAGCTAGTTATAATGTAGCCCTCGGCACAACGGCTTTAGATGCTATAACGACTGCTGATAATTGCACAGCTATTGGTTATGCTGCTTTAGGAGCAAACACCACGGGGGCAGATAACGTAGCCGTTGGCTCAAGTGCTTTGTCAGCAGCAACTACAAGAGTAAATCTGACTGCTGTTGGTTTTGAAGCAGGTAAAGTAACCGAAGGTGCTTATGCTGGTAATAGTGTGTTTGTTGGTTATCAAGCTGGTGCAGCAGTAACAAACGCAGGAAACCTTATTTGTATAGGTTCAGGTGCTGCTGATACCGAAACAACAGGAAATGACTCTATATATATTGGCAAGGTCAGCAATGGTGGTAATAGTGCTTCAAATTCACAAAATACAGCACTCGGTAATGAAACAATGGCAGCAGCCTCCGCAGGATATGGAAATACTGCAATCGGTTTCCAAGCTTTGAACGACCATACTTCTGGCATAAGCAATACTTGTGTAGGAAGAGAAGCGGGAGATAAAATAACCAGTGGTGGTAATAATGTTTGTATTGGTTATGACGCAGGGTCTGATGCTATGGAGAGCATAACAACTGACAGTAATAATGTAATTATTGGTAATAACAGCATAAATAATGCAGAAGTAAAAGTAGACTGGACTGTAGGTTCTGATGAAAGAGATAAAACAGATATAGAAAATTTACCTAATAATGCAGGTTTAAATTTTGTTAATCAACTAAGACCAGTTACTTATGTTTGGGATAATAGAAGTAATTATTATAAACCTACAGATGAAAACTTTGGCGAAAGAGACCACTCTAAAAAATCAACTACAAAACAAGTAGGTTTTATAGCCCAAGAAGTTAAAGCTATAGAAGAATCAATAGGCTGGACAGATGACCATATTGTTAATACAAGCAATGAACAATCTTATAAATTAATGTATAGCCAAGTAATACCTATGCTAACTAAAGCAATACAAGAACTTTCAGCGAAAGTTGAAGAATTAGAAAATAAAGGAGAATAATATGTCAGCAGAATTTCCACTATCAAAATGGTATGCGTTAGCCGATGATTGTGCAGCTTTAATTAATGGTGTAGTAGCTGGAACTTGGGATATGTCTCAATGTGCTAGTGGACAAACACAAGCTGATTATACGGATTATGTAAAAAGAACAACTGATTCATTGGGGCAAATACTTAAGAAGCCTGAAGTAGTGGCTGATAGTTCAACAGATAAATCATCTTACATAACAACTATTGCTGCTGGCGATAACTATGTAGAAACTCATTCATAACAAGGAGAAAAATATGGCAGTAACTAAAACATTAACTAACGCTATTTCTTTTGAAAAGGATAGTAAAGTTGAAAAGTGGGATGTTGTGTTTGCTAGTCAAGTAGATTCAGTTATTACAAATCCGCCAACAGTAAGCACAGCAGACGCAGATTTTAACGTACCTAGTTAATGGCTGAAGTAACAGTACATAATATGCCTAGTGTTTTTGTCATGGAGACACAAATGCCAGAAGGTATGGTTGAGGATTTGAATGATTATCTTGATGAATACGTTGAAGATGAAAATAAAAAATCTTTAGCAGATACTTTGGTTGGGCAAATAACACAAGGCGAACAGTTATTGATGGATAATAATGAACCTAGATTAAAAGAATACAATCAACTTATAAGTTCGCTAGGAGCAGATTATATAAACTTCTTTTCACAACAAACGGGCACAAGGTTAAAAGCACCTAAAGCAGTAGCTATAGATGAAACTTGGTCAGTACACAGCTATGAAGGCGACTACAATCCTATACACGATCACGGCACTAAAACCATTATGGGTATATCCACTACTGCTTGGACCAAAGTACCACAACAAATACTAGATCAACCGACTGCTGCATCAGGTAATTATTCTTTATACAAAGCATCTGGTGATTGTGATGGTTACATAGCTTTTAATTATGGTTTGAATCAATTAATGGACACAGATAGACTGCGACCACCGCAGTCTTTTGTAATGCAACCACAAGTAGGGAAGTTGTTGGTTTTTCCTTCTTGGTTGCAACACATGGTATATCCTTTTAAGGGAGAGGGCGAAAGAAGAACTGTTGCTTCCAACCTTAATTGTTGGGATATGCAAGAACAACCAACAGAAACAGAAACAGAAGGAGAAGAAAATGGAAATGATAGTTAATGCAATAACTGGGATAACCATAATTGTAACTGTTGCTAGTTTAATAGCAGCTTCAACACCAACACCTGTCGATGATAAATGGATTGGTAAATTGTATAAATTACTAGATTTGCTAGCATTAAATATTGGTAAAGCTAAAGATAAAGCAATTAAAAAATAAATGGCAACTGCAAAAGATGCTCTTAATGCCATAGAATCACATGAAAGAGAATGTAAACTCTTATATAAGAGTATTGATGCCAGGTTAGAAGCTGGTTCAAAAAGGTTTGACAAGCTAGAAGTAATGCTTTGGGCTGTTTATCCTTTTATCGTAGCATCAGTTGTAGTTGCTAAATTTATATAAATAAGTCAAAAATAACAAAAGGATATAGTTAATGTATGAGTATGCTTGTAAAGTTGAAAGAGTTGTCGATGGTGACACTGTGGATGTTGTATTGGACCTTGGGTTTGATATTCTTCATAAGTGTCGTGTTCGTTTATATGGTATTGATACTCCCGAATCACGCACTCGTAACTTGGATGAGAAAGCTAGAGGAAAAATGGCTGGAGCTTTCTTAAAAGATGCTATAGATACAGGAAAAAAGGTAGTAATCCAAACTAAGCTAAAAGATTCTAGAGGTAAATTTGGTAGAGTTTTAGGTAATATAATTGTAGATGGAAAAAATATTAACCAGTCAATGATAGACAACTATCACGCTGCTGCTTACTTTGGACAAAGTAAAGAAGCAATTGAAGCAGTGCATGATTCAAATAGAACAAGACTTATAGAGTTAGGATTATTTAAACCTGTTTAATTTGGGAAATATATATGAATGACAGTTCAGGCAGATTTGGTGGAGACATGGATAGAAATGAGGTCGAAATTGATCTCAATAAATTTATGGAATTATTACAAGAACAATCCAGATTAAAGGATAGAATAAGAGAGTTAGAAGATGAAGGAACTAAAAACCCTCATCAAAAATGGATATTTTTAGCACAAGCAGTAGATTCATGGAGAATATTTCCAAGAGCATTTTTAACAGTGTATATCTTCTTGCTTTATTACACTGTCATGTGGTTTATGGAATTGGAAGCACCTAGTTTTGAACAATCAGGTTTAATCTCTATTGTCGTGGGTGCAGGTGCAGCTTGGTTTGGTCTTTATGCAGGAACTTCAGGTTCATCTAAAAGTTTTAAAGGTGAAAAAGATAAATAATGAAAAAGGATATTTACAAATTAATTCTTTTTGGATTAGTGTTTTTTAATGTTAATCTTTACGCTGATGCACCAGATCAGACTGGAACAGGATGTGCTAATGGTACGCAATATTGTGAAAATAATAATTTAAATACCACAAATACTACGACTACAAATAATACAAACTCGAACACAAACACAAACACAAACACAAACTCGAACACAAACACAAACACAAACACAAACACTACGACTGCAACAAATACTAATACTTCGACTTCAACTGCAACTAACTCGAACACAAACGTAAATACTTCGACAGCTACGAATACAAATGTAAATACAACAACAGCTAATTCAACAGCTACAACAAGTAATACAAACGCAAACACTAATGTTAATACTTCGACATCAACATCTGAATCGACAGTAAATTCAACAGTAAATCAAACTGTTAATAACACTAGCACTACTGATAATACAAATACGAATGTAAACACTTCAACATCTACAAGTAACAACACAAACGTAAACAAGAACGAAAGTAAGTCTGAATCAAACGTACAAACAAACAACGTAAACGAAAACAACAATAACACTAAATCAGACAATACAAATAGAAATATAAATGAGTCAAATTCAACTCAAACTATTAACCAAAATATTAAAACCGAAGCACCACCAGCTTCTGCTATCGCACCAAGTATCATGTCTTATTCACAAGACCTTTGTACTGTTGGCAGATCAGGAGCATTTCAAGGACAAGTCTTTGGTATATCTGGCGGAAGAACAGTTACAGACGAAAATTGCGAAAGATTAAAATTAAGTAAATATATCTATGATATGGGTATGAAAGTTGCAGCAGTTTCTGTACTTTGCCAAGATACTAGGGTGTTCCAAGCAATGGAAATGGCAGGCACTCCATGTCCTTATATGGGAAAAATAGGTAAAGAAGCTTCCGAAGGTTGGAAAAATAATCCTTCACAAAGACCTGATGCAAAAGAATATAAAGCTAATTGGATAAAAAACTGTAAAAAAGGGTTAAACCCCAACGATACAGGATATAACAAAGATGTTGTAAGTGGTGTAAGAAAGGTTTTTACTAAGAAGAAAAAATCCACCAAACAGTGTAAAAAAGAATGGAACAATGCCACATAAAGATGAATGGCAAACTCTATGTTTTACTGCAAGTTTAGTTTTATCAGCAATCTTTGCATTAGGTGTTAATCAGCTTAAAGCTGAATATATTTATGAAGCTAATCAACCTTTATACCATTTACAAACGAATGCTAATAATTATGAAGGAGAGTTAGCTTACTCAATTTCAGATGATGGAGTTTCTCCCGCTATAGATTTATCTTTTAATTTTACTTTCTATGGAGAAACATTTAGTCAAGCTAGAATAGCAACTAATGGTTGTTTGCATTTTAAAACCACTGGTTCGTATTGTAATGACTACACTCCAGACCCAATAACAGGACAGCATACTTATACACTATATCCATTTTGGACAGACTTAATTAGAGATAACAACTCAAGAATAAAGTCTTGGGGTGATTCTTCTAAGATGATATTTGGTTGGTACGATCTTAGAGAATACAACAGAAGCAATACAGATAATAGTTTTGAAGTAATACTTTGGGCTAATAATACTTTTGAATACAGATATGGTGGCTTAAACGTAATTAACCACGATGTGTTAATAGGAGAGATTGGTAGCGGAACGTCAGAAAGCTATACTTATTTATACCATGACGAATGTAGCACAGGCACAACTAATTCTAGTTCTTGCGTAAATACTAATTGGAATAGCACTTCATCTAATACATTATTAGAAAATGGTGGTTCTCTATATGGAGTGGGAACAGGTAATGCTATAGATTGCAGTGACCCTTTAAATAATGAATCTTGTTCAGGATATGCAGCAGCTTACCTAACTCAACAATGTAACCTTACTCAACTTTATAGCGAATCTTGTCCTAATTATTGGGCAGCCTATGACGACCAACAATGTGATGAAGACCCACAGTATGCTCCTTTCTGTGCAGGTTACACACAAGAGGCATCAGTGGCTTACTATATAGAAGAAGAATTTGATTATGGTTATCAAGATGATATGCAGGGTGGAAACTTTAGTTTTGATGATGACTTTGGTTATGGAGAAGATATTTTTTCTTACATAGAAGAATTTGATTTTGAGCCAAACGAAGAAATATTAGTATTTGAGTATGAAGAAGTTTTTATTGAGTTCGATTTTCAAGAACCTTTTTCAGAAGATATAGACCCTTTACCAGACTTTAATGTTATAGACGCTATCTATGATATTCAAGTATTTGATGAACCTGAGTTTCTATTATCCCATAATGAATTTGAAAGAAATGATGTAATTACTATAAACCCAAGTGAGGAACTTATAGAAGAATTTATATTACAAGAAACTGTTTTAGTAGAAGATTTTGAACAGATTAATACTTTTATAGAGTTTGAAACCATTGAGGAATTAGAAGAATGGTTTGAAGAAGAAATTAGAGAAGAAATAGCAGAAGAAACAGAAGAAGCTGAAGAAGAACTTTATGCTGAAGAAGAAGTTTTTGAAGAAGAAGTGGTAGAAGAAATATTTGAAGAAATAGAGGAACAATTTGAGGAAGAAGAAAGAGTAGCTTTAGAGGAAAGGGAAGAAGAGGTTTTAGAGGAAGATGAGGTTGAATTAGTTGCTGAAGAGAGAACATCAAGAAGTGGAATAACTTCAACTATGTTAAATGTTGTTGGACAATCTATAAGAACAGCATCTAGCAGCAATACATCTTCTAGTAGTTCTTCTGGGGGTTATTCAAGTGGAAGTAATAGTGGTGGAAATTCTAGTAGTGTAAACAGTAGTGCTGTTAATTCTTCTGTTACAGGTGGTGGAATAAGTACAAGCAGTTCACCAAGTATGTCTGACCAAATAGCTTCTGCTAATGTGCAAACAAACACTATTCTTTCTTTAAGCCAAGACACAAGCAGTATGTCAGGGGGAAGCTCTCAAACAGTTAGTAGTGTTTCTACAGTTATAACGCCTATGCCAACATTTGATAATAACCCACAAGTAGTTATGGCAGATGTTCAGGTTCAGAATATGCAAGGTGAGATAGATACAGCAGTATCAGGAGTTATGACAGCTAGTGAAGCAGATCAAATAGCTGACGAAATTATTGCCAATAATATAAAAGAACAACAAGAACAGGCAGAAAGTGAGCAACAAGAAACAGGACAATACGCAGACGAATCAACATTAATAGCTTATTTAGGTTATGTACCAGCATTTGAAGTATATAAGACTTATGAAATACCTAAACAAGAAACTTGGTATCAATCTAGAGATATTTATAATGATATAAATATAAGTGATAATGTTAATGCTTTTTATAGTTTAGCAAGCAATAATATAAGTTTAATGAATAATATGATTGGACAACAACCTAATTTATAGGAGAATGATATGGATTGGTTTCAAAATAAAACAACGCAATTAATAGCTTTAGTATCGATTGTAGGTACTTTGGCTGGTTTTGGTTACACAGGAGCTACTTACGTTAATCGTTTAGAAAATCTTGAAGCTAAAATAGGTGGTTTAGGTGAGACAGAAGATGCTCAACAAGCCATTGAAGAACGCTTTGCCAGTATAGAAACTCAAGTTACATATTTAGAAAAACAAATAAACAGTATAAAAATACCTGACAATAGCGATATGCAAGCTTCTGTTGCTTCATTAACTAGCGATGTTGAAAGAATTTGGATTGAATTAGATAAGCTAGAAGATAGTAAAAATCCTTTAGCTAACTAAATGGCAATAAAATTAAAATTAGTTTTAAACTGGTTTGTAGATTTATTTAAAACCAGATACAAAATAACAGTATCTTTTAATAAAGAATATGGAGATGCTGATGATAAAATTTATATAACAAAAAAAATTATTACTAAAAAAGAAAAACATTTAAAGTTTAAAGATGAAAATAATAATTTAATTGAATATAGAAGTGCATCAGGTCTTAATTATATTATAGAGGATGTGTAATGAATCAAGCATTAGCAGGAATAATAATAGTATTAGGATTTCTAACTTATTATTTATACAATCAAAATCAAATACTTACAGCTAATAACATGGCATTAGAAGGTGCTATAGCTACACAAGAAGAAGCCATACAAAGTTTGCAAGATGACTTTGAGTTACAAACCACACAATTAAATGAACTTAATTTAAAAAGTCAGGCTGCTCAAAGAGAGTTAAATAGATATACACAGTTTATACAAAACTACGAGTTAGCAGCTAAAATACTTGCAGACCCTGTAGAAATGCAAAGGAAAATAAATAATGGAACTAAACACATTATGGAAGACATTGAGAAAATCAGCGTTACAATTGATAGTCTTGATGACGATATGCAGTTGCAGTCTTATTCCAACTAAACAAATAGAAATATCTGCAAAACCTCTAGAGCGTAAAATTGCTCATCCTGTTATGCCAAGAGAAATAGATTTGCATGAACCTATGTGGATTACTATTACACCTGAGAATGTAGATGAGCAGTTAGCAAAAATAGAAAAACAAGAAGGTGAATTAGTTTTTCTGGCTATGACAATACCTGACTATGAGGTAATGGCATATAATATGCAGGAGTTAAAGAGGTATATAACTGAATTAAAAGAAGTTGTTGTTTATTACAAAACAGTAACAACACCTAAATCTAAAACAGGGGATTAAAAATGAATATATCAAGAGAAGGAATAGCTTTAATTAAAAAATTTGAAGGCTGTGAGCTACAGGCATATAAATGTCCAGCTGGTGTATGGACTATAGGTTATGGACACACAAAAGATGTGAAAGAAGGTGACAGAATAAATAAGGATGAAGCTAATCATTTGTTGGAAGAAGAAATGATAGAGTATGAGAGCTATGTAAATGACATGGTTGATGTTGAGCTCAATCAAAATCAATTTGATTCGTTGTGTTCGTTTTGCTACAACTTGGGTCCACATAACCTCAAATCATCTACACTTTTAAAAGTTTTGAATGACAAGAAATATCACGAAGTTCCTGCACAAATTAAAAGATGGAACAAAGCTGGAGGAAAGGTTTTAGATGGTTTAGTAAAAAGAAGAGAGGCTGAAGCTCTTTTGTTTGAAGGCAAAGAATGGATTGAGGTTTAATATGCCTTTAGCTAAATATGTTTTTAAACCAGGAATAAATAAGGAAGGAACTAACTACTCAAATGAAGGTGGTTGGTTTGATGCTGATAAAGTAAGATTCCGTAAAGGCAAACCTGAAAGAATAGGTGGATGGACAAAGTTTTCTACAGATGATTTTATAGGAACTTGTAGAAAATTATATCCGTATAAAGCAACAAGTGGTGAAAACTATGTAATTTTAGGAACACACCAAAAATTATATGTTTTAAATGGTTTTAATTATTACGATATAACACCTATAAGAGCAACAACTTCTGCTGGAGATGTTACTTTTTCTGCGAGTAATGGCAGTTCAACGATAACTGTAACCGATACAAGTCATGGTGCAGTAACGGGAGATTTTGTTACTTTTAGTGGTGCTGCTACTTTAGGAGGATTGGTTACTGCTACTGTATTAAATCAAGAATATCAAATAGATTTAGTCACCTCAGCGAATGCTTATACAATAACAGCTAAAGATACTTCTGATGCCACAGTTACAGCGAATGCGAGTGATTCAGGTAATGGCGGTAGTTCTGTAGTAGGTGCTTACCAAATTAATTCAGGTCTAGACGTTTATGTAAGAAGCACAGGCTGGGGTGTAAATACTTGGGGAGCAGGTGCATGGGGTGAAGAATCTGATTTATCTTTAACTAATCAATTAAGATTATGGTCTATAGATAATTTTGGTGATGACACTATAGCAGCTCCTAGAGGGGGTGCTTTGTATTTTTGGGATAAATCAGATGGTTTAACTACAAGAGCAGTTGCTTTATCAGCAGAATCAGGTGCTAGCGATGTGCCAACAATTTGTTTGCAAGTTATGACATCAGATGTTGATAAGCACGTTATCGCTTTTGGTTCTAACCCTATAGGAAGTTCTGCTATTGATCCTTTATTAGTTAGATTTTCAGATAGAGAAAGTGCAGTAGATTGGACTCCTACAGCTACTAATCAAGCGGGTGGTGTGCAGTTGTCACAAGGTTCTACAATAATAAGTGCATTAAGAACAAGACAAGAAATACTTATATGGACAGATGCAGGTATTGTTTCTATGCGTTTTGTTGGAGAGCCTTTTATATTTAGTTTTACAGAAGTAGCTGAAGGTGTAAGTTTAATATCGCCTAATGCTGCAACAAATGCCAATAATAGAGTGTATTTTATGGATCGCAGTGGTTTTCATGTCTATTCAGGAACATCACAAAGATTGCCTTGTACTGTGTTAGATTATGTTTTATCTGATTTAAACCAAGACCAGTCTCACAAAGTTTTTGCTGGTTCAAATGAAGGGGTTAATGAGGTTATATGGTTCTATCCTTCAGGCACTAATACAGAAATAGACAAATATGTTTTGTTTAATTACTTAGAAAATACTTGGTCAATTGGTACAACATCAGATAACTTTGTTAGAACTGCATGGAATGAAGCATCTATATATGAGAATCCAATAGCAGCTAGCAAAAATAGCAGCACAGTAAATACAAATTATATATATAACCATGAAGTAGGTCATGGAGATGGTAATGATGCTTTTACTGCCTATATAGAATCAAGTGATTTTGATTTAGCTCCTGATGGAGAAAACTTTACTTTTATATCTAAGTTAATACCTGATATAGAATTTAGAAATCAACAATCAACAAGTGATACTGTTACTTTTACAATAAAAGGCAGAGATTATCCTTTGCAAGATTTGTCTACTTTACAAACTATAAATGTAACTCCAGCTTCTACTTTTGAAAATACTAGAGCTAGGAGTAGACAAGCAGCTATGCGTATATCTAATTCATCTAGTGATTATGGTTGGCGATTAGGTGATTTAAGGTTAGAAATTAGACCAGATGGGAAAAGATAATGGCTGATATCAAAACGATAGCATTACCAGCAGTAAATTTAGATTATGATGCTAATAATGAAGCTGTTACACGCAGAACTATTGAACAAGCGATAGAAGATATAAATGTTAAGATAACAAACATACAAAGGATGCAATCAACAGTTACAAGTAAAGCTTCTAAACGACATCAATTTTTATTAATGGGGTTAAAACATGGCTGATAGCTTAAAAGTATTAGGTCAATTAGACCCTGCTGCAACAACTGTAACTACGCTTTATACAGTGCCAGATATGACGCAGACCACAATTAGTTCTATTATGGCAGCAAACAGAACAGGTTCAGCCATAACATTTAGACTAAGTGTTCATGTGGCTGGAGCAGGTGCAGATGATAAACAGTATTTATACTATGACAAATCAGTTGCAGCTAATGATTCATTGGCTATAGTTATAGGTATAACACTTAATCAAACAGATGTATTAAAGGTTTATACAAGTGCGGTTGATATGAGTTTTAATGCCTTTGGTTGCGAAACTAAAGAGGAAAGATAAATGGCAAATGAAAATGATACTTTAAAAACTTTTACTCCTTCAGTTGATGAAGGATTGTTTGATGTTAGTCCACAACTAACATTAGATGCTCTTTCAGGTATTTTAAATCCTTTTTCAAGACAAAACACTTTTAGAACACCTGCTAGAGAAGAAGATATAAGGAAAGAACTTAAATCTTCTCATATACCTGAATTTACAGATTTTCTTTTAAAAGGCGGTACTAGAGGTGTTGGCACAGATGATTTAGATAAAACTTATGCTAAAACAGATAATCCTTTAATTAAACAAGCTATTTTACGAGGAGATGATTTTGTTACAGGTAATATTATAAGAAATAATTTTTATGGTCTTGATCTTGATGATAGAAATTTAATTTCTCAAGCGTATGTTATAAATGCTAGATTTAATCCTTTTAGTTCATTAGGTAAAACAAAAAAAGGTGAAGAAGTACCAAAAAATATAATAGCAGAATTTAATAAATTAAAAAAAGGTAAAAAAGATTTTGATGCTGGCAATATAACGGAAGAACAATATGAAACTATAAAAGGTAAATCTTATAGAAACCTTACAGAAAATATTAGTAAAGAAGCAAGTATGTCTTTATTTAAAGACCCAAGATCAATGGAATCTATTCCTTTCAATGACCCTTATGCAGGTAAACCAAAATCAAGAAAAGCAGCTATAGAAGCAGGAATAGGTCCATTTGAACAAGGTTTTAGTGGTTTAAGGGCATATGATTTATCTCCATTAGAAGAATTACAATTAAAATCTAAGTATGGGTTTTCTCCTGAAGTGCCAAGTTATTTAGGTCCTCGTACTGGTACTAATTATGTGCCAACCAAAAATCAAGAAAGGTTTAGAGTTATACCTCAAAGAAGTAAAGAAGGTTATGAAGGTTTTGAACCAGAAAGAAGAATAGACAGATTGGAAGATTTTGTTTCTATGGAAGATTCTAATATGTTAAGTGGACCTGAAGGAGTTTATTATAATCCTGAAACAAAACAATTTTTAAGAGGAGAAACTACATATGGTGAACCTCCTGTTTTACAAGGTTACAAATATGATCCAAGACTTATAGAATTAATGCAAATGCAAAGAAGTCCAGCTTTTGCAGAACAGTTTAAAAATAATGGCGGTTTAACACAATTAGCAAAAGGTGGAACTATGGATATACAACAACAAACTAAAAACGTAGCAGCACAAGGTCGTTATGGTGACTCTATGCTTTTGCACGTTAATCCAGCAGAGGTAAAAGGATTAGCGTCAGCTATGCCTATAACAGTCAATCCACAAACAGGACAACCAGAAGCATTCTTACCTTTTCTAGCACCTTTATTAGGAAGTTGGGCTGGAAGTGCTTTATTAGGTGCAGGAACAGCAGCAGGATTAAGTACAGCAGCAGCAGCAGGTATTGGTGCAGGTCTAGCACAAACAGCAGTTACAGGTGATATTAAAGAAGGATTAAAAGCAGGTCTTATGGCAGGTTTTGGGTCAAAAATTCTTGGAGAAGCTGGAGCAGAACAAACAGGAGCACTAGAGGGAGCGGAAGCAACAAAACAGATATCATCAGCACACACACAAAACCTTTTAAAAGACCCTAAACTTACACAACCAGGTGAGCTTCTAGCTGGTCAAATAGGACCACCACCACCTGTTTTAAATGAATTAGGAAATGTTGAATTAAGTAATTTAATGGCAGATGCACAGAATCGTATAGGTGAGAGAGCACTAGGAGCTTCTTCTAAATTCTTAGAAGGCAATCCTTCAAACATAGATTCATTGAGAACTGCTTTTGCAGACCCAACAGGTGGTTATAATGTAGGGCAAGGACTTTCTAATATTGGTTCAGCAGCCATGAATGACCCATTAGCATTAGCTGCACTAGGAACTACTGGAACAATGTATGGCATGGATATGATGCAAGCTGATTACGAAGAACAAATGCGTAGAATTGAAGAAGAAAGGTTAGAAAGAAAAAGACAAAATGAATTGATGAATCCTGAACCTATACTTTTCTCAGCAGAAGGAGGAATAACTGGTTACGATCTTGGAGGCATGGTAAGAAGTAAATTTGGTGACTTGCCTGATAATATAGGTGGAGAATTGCCACAAATTTATGCTCCAGCAAGACAACCTTATCAAATTAATCCTGATTTTATGCCTGGTTTTTCACCTGAAACTATGTATTTTAATCCAGCCACAATATCAGCTCCTGCGTCAGGTTTACAAGCAGGTGCACCTTCAATAGGAGTAGATACATATGAAGGCTCTAAAGGCGGTTATGGAGGCAGACAGGCTTATATAGCTCCACAAGTATCTATTGACCCATATGCTGCTTATACAGGTGAAGCACCAGAAGGATTAAAATTTGGTAAACAACCTAGACCTGTATTTGTAGGACCTGAATTACCAGACCAAGGACTTGTAAATCCAGGAATACCTGATTTTGATGGACCTGTTGGATTAGGTGGAAGAATAGGTATTCCTAATATAGGAAACTTAGATATGCAATCAATAATAGATAGTCTTGACCAATATAATATTCCTGAAAGAGAAATTGGTTTAGGTGAGTTTATGAATCAACAAATTACACCATATCTTGATAATACTATGAATATTGCACCTACTTTAGAAGTTGCTCCTAAACTAACTGACATGAGCGAAGACGATCTTCAACCTTTTATTGACGCAAGAAATGAAGCTGGAGGAACGGACAATATGTCAAGAAGTGTAGAGAATTTCTTACTTAGGTCAACTACTAGACTTTTAGAAAATGCAGGAATGATTCCTCCTTATGAAGATTCCGCTAATAAATATCCCATAAATACAACTAAATCCGCAGACGTTGTGCAACCTCGTACTCTTGGTAAACAACTACTACCAGGCACAGACAATGGAATAGATATTTCTCAATATTTAGGTGGTGATAATAGAGAAGATACATTAAAAGGCTTACAAGGTATTTTTGGTCCACAAGTAGAAGCTGGTAAACCTGAAGCTTTAATTGACCGAAATAATTTAATTGAATATATGAAAAATCAAGGGCTTGAACCTGATTTTGCAAGTGGTGGCGATACTGGTTTATTTAGTGATCCTGTATTACTTCCTCCTACTATGCCTATGACTGCTCCAGTAGCTCCTTTTGGAGTTAATCCTATGCCAGTAGATATAATGCCAATTCCTGCTTCTTCAAATCCAAATATTGAACCTTATACTCTAGGCTTTGTTTCTCCTCCTGATCCTGTTATTGCTCCTCCTCTTTCTCCTATTCCTGTTCCTACTGAAGCAGGAGCACTTGCTTCTGATTTAACTCCTGCTCCTGTTCTTACTCCTGTGATTGCTCCTGCTTCTAATTATGTGGGTGGTTTTAATCCTGCTTCTACTCCTGATATTCCTGTTGAACTATCATCTGTTATAAAACAAAATTTAGAAGATTTAAAAGAATCAGAACCTGATTTTGCAGGTGGTGGAAAAACTTTATCTAAAATGGGATATCAAGAAGGTGGTATGACAGATATGATGAGTGACCCTTTAACTCAAGAAGTTGCTAGGTTTATTTTGGGTGAATCTGATAATGAAGAAGCTTTAAATATGTTTTTAACTAAGTATGGAAATGAAGCCTTTATGGAACTTAGAGAAGCTGTATTGCAATCTATAGTTCCAGGTGCTCAAACAGAAGGTTTAATTGCAGGCGATGGCGAAGGTGGAATGGATGATGACCTCAGAGGAATGATAGGGAATAAAGAAAAAATAGCCGTATCTCAAGACGAATTTATAGTTCCTGCTGATGTAGTATCTATGTTAGGAGATGGTAGTTCAAATGCTGGTTCTCAAGAACTCTACGACATGATGGATAGAGTTAGACAAACTAAAACAGGAACTACTAAACAAGCACCTAGATTAGCTAATGCAGGAGGACTATTGCCAGCATGAATGAGCCAGCAATGAATCAAGAAGCTTCAGGTATTTATGAAATATCTTTAGTTCCAATAGAACAAATGCCTTTAATTTGGTCACAAGTTGAAGGATTTTTAAAAAAATCTGCTAAAAGATCAGGTGGCAGAACAAGAATTGAAGATATTTATTATGATTTAATAAATAACCAATCTCAATTATGGATAATATTTGATACAGGAGATTTAAAAATAAATGGAGTACAGATAACTTTATTTAATGATTATCCAACTGGTAAAAGAATGCTTAATCTTGAGCATACATCAGGCAAAAATATGCAAGATTGGGTCGAAGAAGGTATAGAAGTAATGATGAAATTTGCCAAATCTAATGGATGTGAAGGATTAGAAGGTATGGGTCGTCATGGTCAATGGAATTGGGTCAAAAACAAAAGAGGCTGGAAGAAGCCTGCAACATTTTACGAATATATATTTGAGGATGATAAATGAAAAAATTTAAAGGTGGTGGTGGAAGTTCTGCACCAACAGAACAAACTGTATATAGCACAGACTTACCTGAATACGTTGAGCCGTATTTTAAACGGCTATTGCAACGTGGAGAGGCTGAATCATTACAAGGATACACTCCTTATGGGGGTCAAAGGCTATCTTATTTTTCACCTGATGAATTAACCAGTCAGGCAATGACTAGAGGTTTTGCAACTGCTGGTACTCCACAACAATTTACAGATGCAGCAGCAAGATATGGTGACACACAAGGCTATGCTCCACAATATCAAGCAGGACAATTTGACCCTGGTTATACAGCAAGGACTAGAGATTCAGGTTATCAAGCTGGACAGGTTGGTCCATCTTATGCACCTATAAACTATGAACAAAACATACAAAGGTTTATGTCACCTTATCAGCAGAATGTTATAGACGTAGAAAAACGTGAAGCTATGCGTCAATCTGACATAATGGGCAAAGGTATAGGTGATGCAGCTACAGCTCAAGGTGGTTTAGGTGGTTACAGAGAGGCTATACAACAAGCAGAGCGAGAGCGTAATTTAGGACAGCAACTAGGTGATATACAAACTAGAGGCAGTCAAGCAGCATTCCAATCAGCTCAACAACAATTAGCAGCAGAAAGAGCTGCTGGTTTAGGTGCAGCTCAATTTGGATTGCAACAATATGGAGCAGGACAACAGGCTCAACAAACACAAGAACAGTTAATGCAGTCTGCTATGCTAGCAGGTGAACAGGCAAGAATAGATGCAGCTAAACTTGGATTGACAGCTCAACAACAAGAGGAAGCAGCAAGACAACAACAAGAAAAGTTTGGTCAAAGTGCTTATGATTTATCTAATCGTTATAACTTAGCTGCTGCACAAGGATTAATGGGTGCAGGTCAAACTATTGGTCAGGATGCTTTATCTAGAATAGCTGCATTACAAGGAATAGGTTCACAGCAAAGAGCATTGAGTCAGGCTAGTATGGATATGGGTTATGAAGACTTTATGCGTCAAAGAGATTATGCCCAAAATAGACTTGGTATGTTTAGCAATATATTAAGAGGTGTTCCAGCAACTCCACAACAAACAGTTAGTCAATTTCAACAACAACCTGGATTATTTCAACAAGCTATAGGAGCTGGTTTAACTGGTTTAGGATTATATAGAGGATTTGGAGGCGGAGGATAATATGGCAAATTTAGTACAATTAGCAAATGAATTAGAGTATGTGCCTAAAATGCAATTGGCAGAAATGGCTCAAGACCCTAATAATAGATTTCCACAATACTTAGTCTTGTCAGAAATACAAAGACGAACTTTAAATGAAAGGGCTTATGCAGCAGCACAACCTCAACCTACTACTACAGTAGCAGAAGAAGTGGTGCAAAATTTTGTGCAGCCCAAGGGTTTGCAAGCAGGTATACCTTCTGAATCAGCTCCAACTGATGCTTTCTCTTCAGAGTCTATGGGTATGCCTGCCTCTGCTCCTATGCAACAACCAATGCAACCTCCTATGGCTATGGCTTCTGGTGGTTTAACTGGTTATGCCAATCAAGGTAGAACTGCTTTGCCTGGAGTTTTACCAAGTTTAACTCCATATGCAGCATCTGAAGCCGAAGAATACGAAGAAGATGCTAATTCGTTAAAAGAAAGTTTTAAAAATTCCTTTCTTATGGATGCGTTAGTAAATTACATGATGCAGCAGCCTGCAGTTTCGTCAAGTCTTGATGCAACCATGGCTCTTCATAATATTAAAAAAGATGTTGAAGAATCTGATTATTCAGGACCTACAGGTGCTCAAATTGGAGGAGGTTTACTTGCATTAGCAAGTGTAATACCTCATACAAGAAGGATTAAAGCAGCTGGGAAGTGGGGGAAAAATTTATATGAAAAAACAATAAAACCTTTTATGAAAAAACGATATGGAGCACAACCTGCATCATACCAATACACATCAGGTGTTAATCCTATTGTTGGCTCACAGGTTGCTGGATATACACCTAAAATGAGTGCTTTGAGAAAAACATTATTAGGAACAGGAGAAGGTAGATTTATTTCTTCAGCACTTCCTATAACGGCTGGCGGATATCTTATGTCAGGTTATAACCCTTTCAGCAGTGAAACAGGAGAAAATAAAGAACAAACTGAACTGACAAAAGAACAAAAAGATTATATAAAGATGTTGCAAGAAATAGAGTTAGCTAATGCAAAAGCCTCGCAAGAAAAATCTAAAAAAGGTTTAGATGGTGCTTTTAGTCCTACTGACCTTATACAATTAGGTGGTACTGTTATGGGTGCTAGAAATATAAGTGAGTTAGGACAAGGTATAGCTGGTGTAGCTGGTATAGCTTCTGAAAGAAAAACTAGAGCAGAAGAAGTTGAAATAAATAAAAGACTTAGAGAAGCACAAATAAGTCAATTAGAAACAGAGACAGCTTTATTGCCAGATAAACAACTTGCTGACGAAATAGAAGGTGTTACTGCTGCTATTAAACAGGCAGAGGAAGGTGGTGCTGATGAAGAAAGAATTGCTGAATTAAGACAATATTTACAATATTTACTACAACAACAAGCTATGGCTCGTGGCTATAATCCACAAGCTATGTCTGGCACAAATCAAAGTCTTATAGCTTCATATACTTAATATGCAAAAAGTTAATCTGCCTGACGGAAGAACATTAAAAATTCCTAACGATTTATCTGCTGAAAAGCGAGATGAGTTAGCTAATGCAGTTAAAGCAGAATATAACATTGACATTAATGAAGGTTCTTTAGGTGAATGGTTAATAGATAAACCTAAATCAGTAGTTAGAGGATTATCGCAAATGATACCTACAGGAGTAAAAGGTATTGCTGGTTTAACATTAGGAAGCGATAGCGATATAGTTAAAGGCATATCTGATTATCAAAGATATATTGCTACAGAATCGCCATTAGCATCTGACCCTAAATATAGAGATACATTTGGAACAAAACTTTCTGAAGGTGCTGGTTCATTAATTGGTTTTGGTGGACTTTCGTATGCAGGTAGAAGATTAGCAGCTAAGGGTGTATTGAGTGATAAAGCAGGTCGTTTTGGTGTTCCTGGTTCATTAGCTGTACCTATGGGCATGGGTGAACAAGTAGATAGATTGGAGCAATCTAGAGCGTTGGGAGAAGAATCACCAGGTTTTTTAGCTGAAAAAACAGCCATTCTTGCTGGTGGTGTTATAGGTTTAAGTGAATTAGCACCTTTAGAAAGATTGTTTAGAGGCATTCCCAAAAATGCTTTAAAGAATCCTACAGTACAACAGTTACTTAATACACGATTAAGGTCAGCGATAGCAACAGGAACTGCTGAAGCTATTCAAGAAGCTGGAGCTGGTGTATTACAAAACTTAACAGCAGCAGGATTATATAGTGATGAAATACCTATATTTGATAGTGCATTAGAAGAGTTTACTATTGGTGGCATTTTAGGAGCAAGTGCTGATTTACTTGTTAATAGTCTTGCCAACAGAAGAAGTATTAGCAGTCAGCAATTAAGGGATGCAGAAACGAAAGCTAGAGACAATAGAACTAGTCTTCAATCACAAGATAAATTTGCTAGAGCACAAGAGCAAGGAATGGTTGAAGAGTATCAAGAACCTATTATAAAAGAAAAACCTGAAATAGATGTTCCAGCTATTGTTGATGTAGCTCCACCTGATTTAGGAGTAATAGAAAATCCTGATGGTCAATTTTCAGTTGTTGATTATAACGACTTAGAAAATCCTATACTAAGCTCACACGCTACCGAAGTTGATGCTCTATTAGAAAAAAATAATCAACAAACAAATTACGAAAGGAAAGTTTTACAAGTACAAGTTGATAATGACACATACATGATGGGAATGCCTGATAGCGATTCAGCTAAAACATTAGGTAGAACTGTTCTTGACCCTAACATTACGCAAATAAATTTATCTACTTTAATAGGATATGATTCTTCTATTTCAGAAGATTTAAAAAAAGAATTAAATAAAGAAAAATCTGCCACATATCCAGCACAGCCATATAGGCAGATGCTTGAAAATAAAAGAAAGAATTTAGAAAAAACTGCTAAATATTTAGAAAGTAAAGGTTTAGATTTAAAAAGTAGTTTTTCAATGCCTGAAGCTAAAAAAGTTTTAAAGCCTAAAGACTATAATCTAATGTTAGAAAGTTTTGCTAATCATGCTTTTACTGCTTCTGAAAAAGCAGGTGAACCTTCTATAAGAGAAGATAAATTAGATGTAACAATAAAGAATATTAAAGCTATTGCTGAATCTAAAAATATAGAATTAGACTTTAAAGACCCAGCAGTTCGTTATGCAGCAAAACAATGGACAGGTTTTGAAGATATACCTAAAACAAGAAACAGAGGTGCTAAAGAACTTTTCTTAGCCAGAATACATTCTCTTCCTGCATTTAATAGTAAAACTAAATTTCCTGATTTTAGACCTAGAGCTTACACAGGTGTAGACATGGCTAACTTTGTGGCTTCTGCACAAGACATACAATTTACTGATGCTGACTTATTGGTAGCTGGTCCTGAAAGTATTAGAAATAAACCAGAAAATGTTAAACAATTTTTAAATGATTTAATTGAAAGTGGTAGAGCTAAAAAAATAAAAAACACAAATAAATATGAATTAACTGATGACTTTGAATACACAGTCGCCAGAAGACAAGAAGGGTTTAATGAAACACCAGATGAATTTCGTGCAAGATTAGAAAGAGATAGGTCATTAGGTAAAAATAAATTATCTGATGAAGCTATAGATAGTCTTGTTGCGTCTGAAGAAGTAAGGCAAGAAAAGGTATTGCCACCAAAAGAAATTGAGAAAAAACTTATAGACTTTAATGAAACAATTGAAGAAGGTCGTACAAATAAATTTGCTAAAGAGTTAAGGAAAAAACTAAATAAAGTAGGATTAAGAGACACAGGTATAGTTGTTAGTAATGATATTTTATCTACTACTACATTAGCCGAAACTGAAACTGGACAAATAATATTTGACCCTAGAAAAACTAGAGAAACTGCTACAGAAGGTGCAGTAGAAGGAGAATACGATAGAGATACAGACATTATTTTCTTATCGCTTAACTCTGTAAATCCTGATGGCACAGCTACTGATGAACAAATACTACAAAGGTTAGATAAGATTCTTGACCATGAAATGATTCATGCGTTTAGAAAGAAAGATTTAATTACTGAAAAGGAATATCAATATTTAAGAAACGAAGTTAAACGTAAAAAAGTTCCTACTGAATATGATGCTTCCAGCAAGAATGAAACTTTTTACACTAGAAGTCAAAGAATTAATAGTGGCATGGTACGACAAGCCACATCAGAAGGTAGGGCAAAAGAAGAAATAGAAGAATTTTTAGTAGAAGAAGCTATAGCTGAAATGTATAGAGCCAGGGAGTTCAAACCTGTTACACCAAAATCTAAAGGCATATTAAATAGAATAGTTGAGTTCTTTAAATCTATGGGTCAAGCCATGCGTGTATCAGGCTACAGAGATTCTTCTGAAATATTTGCTGATATAGAAAGAGGTAAAGTAGGAGCTAGAGAAAGAGGACAAATACGAACCTTGCAAGAGCTAGATAAAATATCTATGGCTAGAGAACAAGGTATTGTTGGTGGGTTAGGCATAACGCCTTCTGCTGTGCCTGAAGAACCTCGTGGTGAGGATAAATTAGATACTTCTGACCCTCAATCAATAGCAGATGAATGGGGTGAAGGTGTTTTAATTACTCCAACTGTATCTTTTAATGATGTTAAATCAGATACAGACCCTATAACAGGTGTTACGTTGCCTTTGGAAGCTAGACAAAGAGGGGGTTTATACAATAAATGGGAATTAACACCAGAAGAATATGAAGCTGATAGAAAACAAATTTTAGATGAATTTTATAGACCAACTGGTATTGGTGATGGAATTGAAAATATTAAAAGTATAGAAGTATTAAAGTGGCTTAGTAAAAATGGACCAACAGAAGATTATAGAGTTATTGCCAATAGACTATTAGTTCAACAAAGAAAATTAAAAAGAATAGTTGGCATTGAGGGATACTTTGCAATATTTAATGATGAACACGGAGGAAAACAAAGATTTATTGGTAAAGGTACGGATTACCAAAGTTTTCTTGGTGTTTCATATGCACCTTTTTTAAATGATGGTAGTTATAATGTTAAAGATTATAATCCTTATGGCGATAGCAAATTAGTACAACAAGTATATTTAAAAGATACCTCTTACACATCTTCACCAGGTCATAATGGTGTAAGTTTTGATACTATGTTGCACGAATTAGTGCATCAAACTACACAAGCTGCTACTAATTTTTATAGAGGTAGTAGAGCAACTGAACAATCTAAAAAACTTGTAAAAGATTTAGAAGAAGTTAGAAAAGAATTAATAAAAGAAATTGAAAAAAGAACTGACACTAAAGGTTCTATTGTTGAGGGTCAATATGTCAATGAAGATGCTGAAAATAAATTAAAGAGTGAATTTGGACAAGACGGAGCAGCAAAAATAGTATATGCAGCAAGTAAAATACAAGAAACTTTAGCAGTTGGATTTACTAATAGATATGCTCAAGACTTTATGGATAGTATTCCATATAAAGGAACTAAAAAAACTTTATGGGATAAGTTTACTGAATCAATAAGAAAGCTATTAAGTTTACCTGCTAAAACTAATAGTTTATTTTCTGAATTTTTAAGGATAAGTGGAAAATTAACAAATTTATCTAACGCACAATTAGAAGAACTAAATAGAGTTGGTGCTGATTATGATTATGGTCCACCTGTTGCTAGCCTTGAAATGTCCGACCCTTCTATAGAATCAGAACTTTCTGATTTAAGAAGAGAACTATATGATGCAGAAAGTTTAGAGTCTGCCGATAGAGGTTATGTAGATGTAGAGGTAGGCAATCGTAATATGAGAAGAGTACAAAATATAAGAAATAAAATTGAAAGACTTGAAGAACAATTAAAACGAGAAGCAGAATTAAAACAACCAGTCACACCAGAACAGTTGCCTTTATTTAGTAGAACTCAAAAAGATGAGAAAAAAATAAGAACTATAGCTAGAGAAAATAGAAAAAGATTAAAGGAAGAATACAAAAATGATCCTGATGCTGTAGATGAAATTATTAAAGAATTTGAAGGCGAAGAATTATTTAGTGATGGTAGTGGTTTTATAGAAGGAATTACTACAAATAGAGGATATATGGATGACATTCCCTTGTCTTTTTCTTCTGAAAGATTATCTAAAAAAGTATTAGAAGATTATGGTTATGAAGAAATATTTGAAGGAGAAATGTCATCAGAGTTAAGAGATAAAGATAATCAACAAAATTATTATGTAGATTTAGGACAGAATAAATTTAGAGTTTACTTTAATCGTTATGGTAATAAAAGAAACCAAGCGACTATTACTAATCCTACTTTAGATGAGTTAATGAATGAATCATGGTTTGAAAAAGAACGTAGGTCTTCTGACATTCCTTTATTTAGTAGAGGACCTAGAGATGAATCGTCAGGTCATTTAGCTGATTATGTGCCTGCAGAATATGGTCCACCTGCACATCAACTAGATATAGTATATGGCGATGAAAAAACAAAAGATGGTTATTATCCAGTTAGTTATGGTTTTACATATCCTAAAACTTCTCCAGATTATAGAACAAGAGAATTTACAGTTTATAGCACAGCTAGAACACCACTAGAACAACAAGAAGAGCGTGAGTTTATAAATAAACTTATGGAAATAAGAGGCAATCCAAATGCAGAAATAACTATGTATCAAGCTGCACCACAAAGAGATTTAAGAGAAGGAGATTTAATAACTCCATTTTTAAGTGAAGCTGAAGCTCTTGTAGAAGATTCTAAAGTTACACAACAAGAAATTAGAGAAGCAGATAGAGCTAGAAGAAGGCAAGAACAGATAGATAAAAAAGGTGCTGTAGATTTACAACAAGAAAGATTGTTTAATCAAATGGAAGGAATATCAGATATTCTTGGTAGACCTGAAGTTACTCCATCAACAATACATACTTTTAAATTAAAAGCAGGAGATGTTCGTTGGGATGGTAATAATGGTTGGGCAAGATGGGGTTACTTCCCAAGAATAAAAGCTGTAGAAGATTTACCTTTATTTAGTAGAGCTGCCACAGATACTAAGCCTCCATATATGGACTTTAATCGTAAACAGATTAGGAATTTTAGTAGTAATAAAGTTGGTTTTTATGATGGAGTAGAAATACCTTTAACTCATGTTGCACGAATGCGAGTTGAAGATTTTTTAAAACTTACTACAGCCAATCAAGAGGTAATTGATAATATAATAACAGGAGGTCCAACAGTTGCTTTATCTTCAGAGCCTATGGGCTTACTTCCAGCTTCTATAAGAAATCCTGATGCTATATTTGACTCAGAAATAGCAGATACTGCAATAATTCCTTCATTACCAAATTTAGAAATTAGAGGAAATGGTCAAGTAATTAGCCATGAAGGCAGACATAGAGTTGCATTAATAGGACAAGGAGGTGGTAGAACTGTTCCTGTATTTATAAATTTTCCTGAAGGTAATGTAGAACAAAATATACCTAATCCTAGTGGTCAAACTTTACAAGAACAAGGTGTTACTTTTTTAAGAAATCAGGAATTTAATAACTTTACTGTTCCTATAAATAGGTTAGGAGAAATTGCACCTTTACATAGAGATAGTGCCCAAACTAAAGATAAATTAGATTATGCAGTAGAGATTGCTAGTCAGCCTGACTTACTTGCACCCTCTGGAAATATACCTTTATTTTCTAGGCAATCTAAAACACCTTCAATAAAAGAACTTCCTGGAGAAGTTTCTGAGTATCGTGATAATTACAATATAACAGATACAGAATTACTAAATGCTATAGAAGCTACAGAAATGAGCAGAAAATCAGGAACAAGAGAAAATCCTGGTCAGTTAGATACTACTATAGTAGAAATATTTGAAAACAATCCCAACCTTTTAGAAGCTAGTAAAAACTTTCTTAGAAAGTTTACTAATAAAAAAGGTAACTTAATTGTATACAGAGCTTTAAATATACCTGCCTCTATGCGTATAAAAAACTATGGGCAGTTTCCTCAAGATATTTACGCAAGTGCAACTATAGACCATAGAGAAGCTAAACAAATAGCAAGTAGTGTAGAAATAAGGTCAAGAGCTAAAGAAGAAGCACAATCAGAAATACTTAGATTTGAAGTGCCAATGGATAGAGTAAAAGCTTATGTTCCATCTTTAATAGTGGCTGGTAGAGAGCGATTAATAGAGATGAAAGAACAAGAATTTATTGATGCAGGGATAGAAAGTGAAATGGATGAAGACTTTAATCCTGATGAATATAATGACTACACTAGAGAACAATACATAGAAGAATATGAAAATGATTTAGATGCTTCTATAGATGAAGCTGAAGTTTTAGTTGACTTACGAGGAATCAAACCAACTTATCAGTACACACCTGGTAGTGGTATAACAGGTAGAGAACCATCTATAACTAGAGATATACCTTTATTCTCAAGAGCCAGAAGATTTACAGGTGAAGCTAATACACAAGAAAAAGTAGCATTACAAAAGTCTACAGAAATAATTGAAGATTTTGTAAAGAAAACTCCTAGAGGTGAAATACCTTTATACAATACAAATGCCTCTGATGTTGCTTTAAAAGCTGCGTATGACTATATAAATGACCCTAGTGCTCCTACTATAAATGAACTTCCTAATTACTCTAGAGTTGAAAAAGAAATACCTGAAGATTTACAAGGTGTAGTTAATAGAGGTGGGTATGTTGCTCCAAGGAAGCCTTGGTATGAAAGATTAATTAGTGATGTTTCTGACCCTGTAACTAATATTAGAAAGTTTTTTAAAGATACAAGACAAAACTATATTGATAAGTTAGATAAAGTAGAAAAGAAAATAGCACAAGGAAGTGAAGAGTTTGAAGAAGTAAGACTTTTAAATAATATAGCCGACACCTCTGCTATAGCTGCATTAAGAATGGCTGATAAAGCTAGAGGTATATTTCAAGGTATGCTTACAAGAGGATTTGCTACAGATGTTATTGACGGAGAAGCTGCATTAACAACTACTGAAGAACTAGAAATAGATACAGTATATAACCCATACATTGATGGCGATACAGGTACTGGTGGTTTATTACAAATTACTGCTCCTTTATTTTCTGACCCATTAGTAGATTTAGAAGGAATATTTGGAACATATGCCAAATTAAAAAGAGTTCAAGGATTTCAAAAACAAAATAGACAAGTTGAATCCCCTTTTACACAACAAGATTTAGAATTTATAAATAATATTGAAGCTAACTATCAAGTTGTTGTTGAGGTATATAACAACTATCAAAAATGGAACAATAAATTAGTAGACTTTGCACAAGCTAAAGGCTTATTAAATGAAGCACAAGCTACAAAATGGAGAGAAGAATCAACTTACTATCCTTTTTATAGAGATATGGTTGAAGAAGAGGGTATAACTGCACCAAGAATAGGTGGTGGTTCTTTACCTAATAACCCATTAAATTTAAAACTTAAAGGTTCTGAAGCAGAAATAAATGTTTCTCCATTAGAAGCTATAGCAAGAAACTCTTTGTCTATTCTTACTGCTTCCATGAAAAATGACGGAGCAACAAAGTTAATAGAAAGTTTAGCAATTATGGGTGAAGCAGAATACATCACCCCACAACAATTAAAAAATAAACAAGGTGCAAAAACTATATTTGTTTTTGAAAATGGATTTAAAAAACACTACAACATAGAAGACCCTGATTTATTCCATAGTATCAGAGCATTAGGTGGAGCAGAAGTTGGATTTATAACTAAACTTTTAGCTATGCCAGCTACGTTATTAAGAGATACAGTAACTCGTGACCCTGGATTTATAGCAGTAAACTTACTTAGAGATACGCTATCTGCAACTGTAACATCAGGTGTTAATTTATCATCACCTTTTACAGGTGGTGATGGATTTGTGCCAATGATAGATACCATTAAAAATATGTTTGGCGACATGACAGACTTAGAAAAGTTTGGTGTTATTGGTGGATATGATTTCGCTAATGACGAAGGTGATGTTGTTGACTATATGGCACGAATAAGAAGACAACAAGGTCTTACGGCTAACAATGGTATGTCAGCAGAAAAAGCTTTCTTTTATGTTTGGGATGGTCTTGGTGGACTAACAACAAAATCTGATGGAGCTACTCGTAAAGGTGTGTTTGATGCAGTTTATAAACGCATGAAAAACACTATTGATGAAAGAACAGGTGAAGTTTACACAGATGCAGCAGCACAATCAGAAGCAGCTTTTCAATCCTTAGAGGTTATAAACTTTGGTCGTAGAGGACTATCACCAATGTTTAGAGTTATTACGTCTGCAATACCTTTTTTAAACGCTAGAATACAAGGTCTTGACGTTATATACAGGTCATTTAGAGGAACGTATTCAGCACAAGATAAACTACAAGAAGGTGAAACTTTAGATGAATTAAAGAACAGAATAATGCGAAGAACTGCATTGAGAGGTGGAACTATTATGGCTTCTACCTTAATTTACTATCTATTAGTTAGTGATACAGAAGAATACAAGGAAGCCAAGAGAGAACTAAGAGATGACAATTGGTTGATACCAACTCCATTTGATTACACATTAAAAGTTCCTATTCCTTTTGAGATTGGAATGATGTTTAAGGCACTACCTGAGAGGTTCATAGACCTCGTTCTAGGAGAGAAAGTGTTAGGACTAAAGGAATCAGTAGAGAAAGACCCTATCGAGTCTATAAGGAGGCAATTAGGAACTTCTGCAAACATACCTTTCTTATCAGGTGACATCAGCATACAAGCATTAAAGCCTATTTTTGAAGCTACAATTAATAGAAATTCTTTTACAGGTCAAGAAATTGTTCCTTACTATAAGCTGAAGAGAGAGCCAGGTTATCAAGCATCTCCACAAACTAATGAACTAGCTAGAGTTATCGGTGAAGCCTTAAATATTTCACCAACTAAAATTGAGCACGTTATCAATGGATATACAGGAACACTCGGAGGTTATGTGTTGGATATTGTGGATTCACTAACTAGAACTGCAACAGGTTCTCCATACATACCAAATAATATTTTTAGTAACCCAACTAACTTTGCCCAATACCCATTAATTAAAAGACTGGTCGTGGATAATAAAAAAATGGGAGGGTTGCAACAACAGTTCTATGAACTTAGAGGTGAGGTAGATAGAGCCGTTACGACTATGAATAGTCTTAAACAAGAAAAAAGGTTTGATGAACTCAGAGCTTATAAGTCTGATGTAAAAGGCTTAATGAATGTCAAAGGCAGAGTAAGAGCAATGGAAAGATACTTGGACAATTGGAGGAAGAGAAGAGATAGATTGATGCGTAGGACTGATATATCGGTTATGGTTAAAGCAGAAATGATTCAAGACTTAGAAGCAGAAAGAGATAAGCGTTTAGCGTTTATACCTGAACTAAGGAAGAAAGCTAACGTGCCTATCCTCCAGGGAGGACTGTAACTCTTTTATTAGCTTCTCTTCCTTCAAAGGTTTTAGTTTAAAGAAGTCTTTGTGTTCAGGGTTATAAGCGATAAATGTGCGAGCATAGAAGCATATGTAGTCATTACTTATCTTGAACTCACCTCCGTTAGTCTCTATCTCCCTGTTCCACCTTATGCGATTGATTATCGCCCAATGAGAGTAATGCTTTCTACCTGTAGCGATAGCTTCTAAAGTGTACTCTTCAAACTTCTCATAGACTTGTGGGTTAGCGTTGTGCCAATCCCAAAAGTCTCTCTTCCTTTTCTGCAAATCATCTTTTAATTGTTCAACTAACATCATAGTCATACTCCTCATTCAAGAAAATAGGTTGGTCTTTGCTTACAGTAGATAAAATTGCGTTAAAATACATATAATCCAAAGCCTCCTCTCTAGTCATTCCGTCACGTTCAATTAGTATATCCACGCATTTTTCAAAAGAATAAATAAGACGTTCTTCCTGAACTGCCATATCGTAGGTCTGTCCTATTATTGCTTTATCAAATCCTTCTGCTTTTAACATATTTCTTTTATCGTTAATCTGCAACGAGGGTTTTCTTTATCCACCCCTCCATACACATAAGTTATAGATTTAATTTGTTTAGAACTATCATCTTCTAAGATTCCAACTTTCACCAAAGCATCACAAGTAAACTTGTCTATAATAGAACAAGGATTACTCACATCTACTCTTCGATTACTCTTGGCATAATAAACGTATTCCAAATCCACAGGATTATCAAAACGAGGTATGTCATCCCATTTCTCTTTGATGAATAAATTCTTAATCATTTCTACCAAGTCATCTGAATAAGTTTTCTTTGCAATAGATAAAACCCTGTAATGAGCGTTCCTGTAATTGTTAAGATTCAAAATAAACTTCTTCTTTTTAGAATAAAAAACCTCTAAAGGCAGTATTAAAGTTACCATCTCAGCTCCTGCTGGAAAAAAATATTCCTAGTCGCCAGAAAAAACAGCAAGTTTCTTGCACTAAAAAAAAATATAGTCATTTAATTTGTCCTTTATATGTTGTGGTAGAAACTCATATAAATGTGGTTTATCTTCTACTAATTTATTAACAGTATTGTAAGAATAGTAAGTGTGAAATTTGTTTTTAGCGTACTCTCTAATTATTTCTTTTTGTTCATCACTCAATATCCAATTTTTACTCAATAACATTTCTATCTTTTTTTCATAAATAGAAGACATGTGACAAGCCGTCTTGTGAGACAATCTAACTGTACTCATTACGATAATTTAAAAAGGATATCATTTAGTTTTTTTGTGTATAGCCATTCCTTAAACATTTCTATTTCTTCATCTGTAAATTCCTCTAATGGGTTAACAGTTAAGTCATCTACTGTTTTAATTGTTTCTTCTATCCAGTTTTTTAAATTAGTATGATTTTTATTGTTTAACCTAGTTCTTTTTTTATTAACAAATTCTCGGATTGCTCGGTCACTTATATTGCCACAATGTTTACTGATTGAAGATGCAGTAAAACCATGCTCTTTAAGTTTTTTTAAATCTTTACGCATCTGTATAGCTTCAATTTCTTTCATTTTTTCTTCTTTTCTAATTTGTTTCTAATTTTATTCAGTTCATAATTTTCTTTATTCTGCATATAAATCAAGGCTCTTGTAACTTGCTCTCGTAGTCTTTGTTGGTCTTCTCTGGTCGGTATTGAACATGTATCACATTTACATATGGGTATAGCTGTAGTTCCTATTTGCGGAGGATCATATTTAATACACTTCATTTTTTTTCTCCAATTAATTCTTCAACTTGAGATAACAGTTCTTGTTCTGTTCCGTATCTCCTCTCAAACTCTTTCTTCCAGGGATGCCTACTCACCCACAAGCCATTAAATGTTCCTTCTCTATGATGCCTATAACATAAAGGCAAAACCTTGAAGTGTGCGTTCTCCTTAGTCTTGCCTTCTATATGGTGTATATCACAAGGCACAAAGTCGTTACCCTGATTCTTACAAACAATGCACCCTAATTGACTAACCTTGTCCATATGCCTTTTCTCTTTAGCAGTAGGGTTTCTTCCTTTCATGCACCATATCTAGCTTGTTCTTTCCTAGCTGATACTTGTTTAGTTCTCCACTCCTCAAAACCTACCTCTAATCCTTTCAGATTCACCTTTAGAGCAGATAAAGTTCCTTTAGCCACACCTACCCTCAATCTAGCTTGATATAACTCCTCAGAGGCTTCTGCGTAGGTTTCCTGTGCTGATGTTGTTTTGATGCCCTCACCTAAAGCCTTTAGCTTTAACTGTGCTTGTAGTTTCTTTACTTCTGCTTCGCACTTGTAAACCTCATACTCAGTCTTTTCCATTGTCGGAGCAAGACTCCTGATTTGGTGCATCCAAGTTTCTTGTTGTTCCATAATTTCTACTCCCTTAATTTCTCACGACTAGGAATATTTTTCTCAGGATACCTTTTCCTCCTGGGATATTTTTTTTTCCTTTGGAAAATTCGGTCAAAGTTTTCTTCAAACTTATCCCTATCTTTTGTTCTATCTTTACTTCCTTTGCTCAAAATATATCACCTAATTTTTCCAACAAAGGTTTATTTCCGTATTGTTCACTAAAGATTCTTCTTCCTATAGTTATAGAATGTGGTTCTTCATTGTTTTCTCTTTTCTCTTTTTCGTTCATTCGATACCACCTGTTAAAATTATCTTCGTAAGAAGCCTTATCGTTATATTCAAATATTTCACTCATTTCTCCCCCCTTATTTCTACAATTTCATCAACTATTCTTTTGAGTTTTCCAAACGTACTGTGCAATTCATTAGAATAATTATCAGAATTTATTTGAAAACCATTATCTGAAGCGTTAGATTCATGTTCAATACAGTAATCTAACCTGTTCACTATATCTTTTATTTTATCCTTGATGTCTTTTAGCCTACATTCAGGACACCCATAGCCTTTTAAATGTTCTTCAGGTGTGCATAAAAAATCACCATGTTGAGGACACCCAATCGTTGTGTCCTCATCCATAATGATATATTTGTCGCTAAAATGGGATATCGTCATCTGATAATTCAGGTGTTTCTTCAACAACAGGAGTTATAGGCTTCTCCCTTTTTTGTTCAGGTATATCCATTCTTGTATAAAAATATTTATTACCTTTCTTAGAAAGGTTATCCCATAAAGCCACCCTTACTTTAACTCCCCCCTCTTCTTCTACCTCTCCATTTTTCATCTTATCTACTATTTCTTTCAATAAAGGTTTAGAGATTTCAATGCTTCCTGTAAAGTCGGGTTGTTTAGTTCCTGATTCTTTATAGTTATTTGGATATATTGCTCCACTTGATTGTGGTTTATCTTCGTATGCCATTTTATTTCACCTCCTCAGATGTTTCTTTAGCTTTTAAATTTTCAACTAACTGTGTAGCTAGTTTGTCTAGTCTTTCTTTCTGTTCAGGAAACCTTTCTTTCAGAACACTTATTGATTCAGCGTTTGACTTGTATTGTTTCTTAACATCATCAGGAGTCTCGGCTAATCCTGAAACAGATTTAATAAAACCTTCAACAAAAACATTCGCCCATGCTTCATCAAAATCTGCTACTTTATCTTCTTCGCCTGGTTCTTCCTTCTTAGGTTCAGGCTTCTTTCCAACAGGCTTCTCTTCTTTAGCATCAGCATCAGGCAAGTCTTCACCCGCATAAATGTAATGCCCTAAACCCCACATACCTAAACACTTAGTAAGACACCTCATCTTAGAAGTGTTTACTTGAAATGAATTAGGATTGATTACAGGTTGGTTCTTATGGTTCATTATGGGTAGCCACATTTCCCTAACAAGATCACCTATTGAAACTCTACACCTAACTTCACACGTTCCGTCAGGCAAGGTAACAAAAGGAACATGGTTATCATCCTCATAGAAACTATACTTAGCTTCAGGATAATGCTCCATTAATATACCCCATGCCCATGCCCAAGAAAGATAAGTTAGTTTCATCTTCTTCTCTGTATGATCAGATACATCTACCTTAGATAAAGTATCCCATACATCCTTATAAGTTAAATCAGCCATTACGCTACCTCCTTAATATATTTATTTATGTTCTTTTTATTAGGCTCAAAGTTCCCTTGTGCATCAGCTATAATATTTTCTAGCTTCCACCCTCCAAGATGTTTTACTAATACCTCATATTCTTTCTTTGTTAATTGTTGGATGTTGCATATAGTCACAATCCTACAATCACTCCACCACCAACCATCATCGTCTTGGTCTATATAACCAAATTGCCATGCAAGGAAGCAGACTTCCCAAAAGTTTTTATTTTCGTTTAGTTCTTCAAAAGTCATTTCAGTTTCAACAGGAACGTGATCGTAGTATTCATGTTCACCATCCCTGTTCTTGTCCATTATTAAAAAGTAATTCATTATTCACCCACCTCACTAGGGTCATAGTTTTTAGTTAGTTTCCAATATGTTAATAAAGCATTAAACATATCCTTGTGTTTGGAATGAGTCTCTTCATCCCATACATGACAAGCTATTAAACTTGTGTCCTCCCTATCAACAAAGATAGAAATTCTTTCTGCCTTATCAAACCCACATCCTTGAACGTAGGCTGATAACTGCATACCATGTTCGTCAAAAACCAATCTCTTAGGGTCTTTGCCTCTAAGGTCATCTTTGGTTTTAAAATCTATAAATATTCCACTCTCGGAATACAAGTCTATCTTCCCCCCATAACCTTCTTTAGCACAAAAGGAATCCTCTGCTATCCAGGTCTCTAAAGGGTAATGTGTATCTAACCAATCAAGTATAGCTAAATATGAATCTGATTCTTTTCCTGATGCAAAACCTTCTTCAATCTCGTAGTGTATTTCACTACCTCTCTCTGCTGATTTTTGCCCTACTAATTTTGAATGCTCTCTGCATCTTCTAACGTATTCATCTATGGTTTCATCAGACTCTATATTCAAAACCATTGCTGATTTAATTCCTTCTTTTATTTTCCATTCTTCCAATCCTGGTTTTGCAGACACACCAATAATGCCTGTGACTGAAGGAACAAGTCCTAGCTTTCGTGCATCAGCTAATGTTGTATTTCTTTCCTTACCATTTGCACCAACAATGGTATACATAGGCTCACCTTCTTGTGTGTACCAATGCCCTGATTCTGAAGTGTGTTTATCTGTCATCTTCACTCTCCCATTTTTTAATTTGCTCAAGTAAAGCATTAGCAGACTCGACTCTACCTTCTATGATGTCGTCTGTTCCGTCTGTGCATTTAGGTCGTAAACCACCTTCATACTCATTAATAACTTCCTGTCCTTCTGCTTCTTGCTCTAGCCATTCAGTTATTTTGTCTAATATATCATTGAGATAGAACACTTGATTCCTCAAGTCATTTATCTCGTTATCCATTAGTTTCATTTCATGTTTACTCATATTCTCCACACTCCTACACCTTCATCTTGGGTTAGGACACGGAATCTAAAGTCAGGGTTTTTGTGTGTGTATCTAAGACAATAGTTTCTGATTATCTTAATCTCTTGACGTATCTTGCTCTTGGGTAGTTCAATCATTATATGGTCTCCCTTCTTCATCTGCTCCAAAGGTAAGTCATACTTTCTAGGCTTGCCTCTACCTACAGGTAAGGGAATGCCTTCTTTAATTTCAAACTTCATTTTTTACTCCTGATAGCTCCAACTATTTATGATGTATTAGTGATGATAACATGAGGTCTTGCTAATGTGCAAGTAATGATTTATAGTTTCTGCATGGAGAGAAACTTAGTGATTTTAGATTCTTTAATAGTCAAACAAGCTGTTAGAGATGTCGCTAGTAAAGACGTTAATACATCTAAAAAAGCACTCTTCTACTTTACCTCAAAAGACTTTAAAAATCTATGCCAAAGAAATAAAATTGACGTAGATAAAATTCTTTTGAGCATAAAGGCATTGAATGAATATCCCTTATTGTCACGAAAAAAATTATCTAATGACATAGCAAAAGTTATAGATGAATGTTTTGTGGAAGAGGTATTTAGTAAGTAGAAATACTTACTAAGATTTAATAATAAGTATTTACTAAATATAGTAAGTATAAATAACTATAATGGAGAAAAGTATGCTAAGTCAAGAGCAACAGGAAAAAAATGATATAAGGAATCATATCAATCACAATCCTAAAACTAACAATCAAGCACACGGACAATACAAAATAACTTGTCCTAATTGTCAGAGAGAAAGAACAAAGAACAAAGGTGACACACCTTTATCAGTTAATATAAATTCAGAGACTATTGTTTATCATTGTCATCATTGTGGCATTCAAGGAGCAATGTCTAAATCCCAGGGAGCAACAATGAAAGTAGTTAAAACAGAATCAAAACCAGTAAAAGAAATATCAGTTCCTCCAATAGATAAGAAAGGAAAGGCTTCTCAATGGCTGAAAGATAGAGGAATTAGTGTAGAAGTAGCTGAAATGTCAGGTTGCACTCTAACAGAGAAAAATAAAAAACCAGTCATAGGATTTACATTTGAAAAAGATAGCAAAGCGATAGCAGTTAAGTGGAGAACTTGTAACGGAGAAAAAAGTTATTGGTGGGATAATTCCGCTTCTCGTCTATGGGGTCGTCAAGTTTACAATGACAGTTTACCTACAGTTGAATCAACAATAGTGATTACAGAAGGCGAATTAGATATGCTTGCAATCAAGGAAGCGTTTAAAGACCATGCCAACATAGATGTATATAGCGTTCCCAATGGAGCACCAAACAAGATAACAGAGAACAAGATAGACCCTTCTGAAGAAGGAAGATTTAAGTATATATGGGAAGATAGACACCTTTTTGAAGGAGTAGATAGGGTAGTTTTAGCTACAGATGACGATAAGAACGGAGAGATATTGGCTTCAGAGTTGTCCAGGAGACTCAATAAAGCTAGATGTTATATTGTTGATTATAAAGGGCATAAGGATGCGAATGAGTTATTAGTTGAGTCAGATGCAGAAACAGTCAGACATCAGGTTTTAAATGCAGAGCCTGTTCCTCTTCACGGATTAAACAACATAGACTTTTATGCAGATGAATTTCAAAGTTTGTATGACCAAGGACACCCCAAAGGCATATCAACAGGGTTTGATTCAGTTGATAAGCTATTTTCTTTGCAAACAGGCTACTTAACTGTAGTTACAGGCTATCCTGGTGACGGAAAGAGTATATTTTTAGACAATATTATTATAAATGCCTGTAAAAATTATGGTTGGAAGGCTACCTATTGCAGTTTTGAAAAACCTCCTACGCTTCATGCCGTTCAATTGGCTCAAATCATAACTTCTAAGCCATTTTTTTCTGGACTGAACCAAAGAATGACACAGGAAGAGAAAGACTATGCACAGAAATTTATAAACGACCATATACTTTTTCAAGACTATCAAGACGGAGGTATGCCTACGATAGAATCTATCTTAGAAAAGAATGCACAGAGTATTATGAGGACAGGTAGTAGAATACTTGTCATAGACCCCTTTAACTTTGTTCAAACAAACGATAAGTATGCTTTAGAAACAGATATGGTTAGTGATATGCTTACGAAAGTTCAGCTTCATTGTAAGCAATATGATTGTCTTTGTTTCTTTGTCGCACACCCCACGAAACCACAGATGCGTGACGGAAAAAAGAATATTGTCACAGGAGTTGATGTTGCAAAGTCTATGGCATTCTTCTCTAAATGTGACACAGGGTTGACAGTTTACAGAGGAGAAGGCACAGTAGATATACATTGTTGGAAAGCAAGGTGGCAATGGCAATCTTCTTTAGGAGTTGCTAGCTTAACTTTTAACCCTGTTAATAACAGATATGCAGAAGCACAACAAATCAAAGACGACTACGATTGGGAGTTCTGATACACCAATTCATGTTAATGATGTTGGCAGTCCACATCTGCACAAACATCACGAAGTAGTAATAAGAGTATTCAATAATACTAGAGTTGGCAGAGCAGTTGTTCTTGACCAACATTTAATAGATGTTTTGTTTCATAAAGATTTATTAGATACTAGACAACACAATGTCTGCGATAAGTATTTAGGAATAATTTCTAAATCAGGATGTTTTGCCCAATCAAGTTCTGCCGTCAGCGAAAAAATATTTACGACTGGTAGCAGGAAAACAGGCACTATACCCCAAGCCTGTATTCTTCTTGGTGTGCAAAAGAACATAAAAAATATATGTGGAAATAAAAAAGAAGGTATTTTTTGGAAGTTGATGACTGAAAATCCAAATAGAATCAATCACTTAGAGTTAAGTGTAATTAAAGAATGTGCTGATGCACTTCTAACTTATTGGTATATCAGTCCTGAAAGTCCAGTTTCTTTGTTTCAGCAATCCCTGTTAAACCCTTCGTAATAGGAGTAGTTTCACTTGTAATACTGCCTGAATAAATCTCCTTACCTATCTGTTCAGACATATCTTCTTCTAATCCTACTGCTTCTTTTGACTCTTTCATAAGCCTGTTCACTTCAGAAATTTGTTGAAGCGACAAGCCTTTCTCTTCAGCCAGGGTATGTATCATATGAATAATCTGCTTGTTTAAAGAACGACTTTCTTTTTTTGCCAGTTCGTGTGCAAGGTCGTATGTTTCTTGCGAACATCTAATGAATAGACTTTTGCTCATCTTTTATATCCTCGTTTAATTCATCTTCGTAAACTATCACAGGTGATTCTTGCACCTCGGCAATAGCTACACTCTCTCGACCTACTTGATAGAACCTATCTTCTTCTAATTGACGTATGGCAGATTCTAATAGCCACTCGTTTGAGGTTATCAAAGGGTCATCTAATAATGAAATAGCAAAACTTAAAGCATCCATTTCGGTATCAAAAACCCAAACTAAATGAACCCACTTAGCACTACTCTCTTGTGAGAAAACATTCTTAGGGTCTGGAATATCTAATTGGTATGTGTGTCTTACTACTGCAAACATCATTACATTATAGGCAAAATGCTATCAAATTGAAAGCCACATGAAAAATTCTCAGTAGCTCACATCCATACGGAAAAAAAATATTTATGCGACTGGTATTTTGAGCTACGCCAGTAAACTGCTTCTACGTTTCATGTGAAACATAGACTATCTTAAACGACTATCTTATACGATAAAAAAATGGATAAAAAAAAGGGATGAGTTCTAGGAAAACCCACCCCTTTTAACATCTACTAACTAGACATGGAGGTTATCTTGTTCTAAGTCTTAACAAGATATAAATACTGTAATACTTTCGATTGCATAATGCAAGTGTTATCCACAAGTTATTCACACAGTTATCCACAGGTTTTCCAGACTCATCCATAAAAATAAATATTCCTAGTTTTTTGCACGCCCACTATATCTTGTGTTGATTAGTTGAGAACACCACTAGATATAGACGGAGGACTTCCTGCGACTGGGAAAATATTTCCCTGGGAGCTACAACAGCTCATCAAAACGTAGCAGTAGGTTAGGTTTCAGATTTCCTACAGGTAATTTTATCTACCTGTAGTATTTGCTTTTTTCAGACCAAAAAAAAAGGCAACAACCACTTATTAAAGTAGTTATTGCCTTATTTATTTTAAAGTTAATTGTTATGAACCCATTGATGAATTTTATTCATATACGTTCCTCCCTTAATTCACACTCTTCTCTAGTACGAATAAAGGCTAGTCTCCTTGCCCTGGTCATTTCTATAGAATCCTTAGATTCAAACCTCTCAGGATAAAGTTTATCTAACCACCTTTCGACTACGAATATATTTTCGTTATAGAAACTTAGTAAATCAAAGAATTCAGCAGACTTACTGCTTGGCTCACCTGATAATTCCTCAATATTAGTGCCTATAATTTTAGTGTAGATATTAGAGTTAATATCTATAAGAGCCTTCAAAGACTCCTCAAGAATTTCTTTACTCATCATCATCACTCCTTGGAAATGCTTGTATGTCGTCAGGTTCAATATCACAACCTGATATACCAAATTCATGACAAAGTTCGTAATATGGGTCTCGACAAGTTGCAAAAATATCAGCTTGTCTTTCCCAGTCAAAATTTTCTTCTGCTACGTTTAAAGCCTCATTAAGTTCACTTGCCTCAACAACTTGTGTGAAGATAGCATTATCTTTGTTGGTTTTTATAACCAACCATTCTGTTTTATTACTCATAATTTTTCCTCCATTTTAAGTAATAGTTAGTAAAACTAATTTCGACCCTTTTGGGTCATCATCAGGGAAAATACACATTTTCCGATTAGTTTTTGTAAATTGAACCTCCACACTTCGTTTCTTAGAGCGAAACTGAAGGCAAGTTGACCTGGGATATCTCCCAAATCAACCTACCCTTAGAATCGTTTCTATGCTACGAGACTATTCTTATCCACATAAATAACTTCACCAAAAGGTAAATTATTAGAATAAGAACTTTCCTCCGTAACGCACCATATAACAGGAACTTCAGGCTGAACGTCAGCATCAACCAATCCGAATCCGTCTGTAAAATAAACGAATGCTTTTACATCCTGGACTTCATCCGAATAATCATTGAAGAGATTAAAAGGAGGATTAAATTCTGTTCCTCCTCCTCCTCTAGCTTCAAGTTTTACCTCTTCGCCCTGGTCAAGTTCATACACATCCCACCATTCACCATTAGAATTTTTTCTTACGACTGTATCGCAATAACAAACTCTAATTTTTTCTAAACCACACGATTCAGCCATTGAAATAATTTCAGTAGTGAATATGTTTAGTTCGTCTTGGTCAATTGAACAAGATGTATCTATGGCTATAGCTAACTCACCTCCCTGGGAAGATTTAACTTTACTAGGTAAATATAAATTTCTCCAGGTATGACGTTTATTAGGTCTCGCCCACGTTCTATCGTCAGCCATAGAACTTGAAAGAAAATCGCTTAACAGTTCATGCCAGTTAAAATTGATTTCCTGTAATTCTTGCATTCTGCGACCTATCGCAGAGCCTGAATCACTTCCTATAGATTTCTCCAGTTTGTCAGCTTTAGATACTGCATTCCTGATTTCAGTTTGAAGATCAGACAATTCTGAATCACCTAAAGGTTTTCCTTCTTCGTCTTGAGCCTGTATGACTTCACCTACTGGCACAGGAAGTTCATCCCATTCAGTAGAGGAAACGTCTATCCCCTCACCTTCATGTCCTGTAATATCATCTACAGTATCTTGTAAAGAATCATCATCTTCTGCCAAAATTTGATACACCTTTTCAGCAGTCATACCTCTATATTTATTATCAAGTAAACCACCTTCAGGTAATTTCATTCCTAAATCCCACCTAAGATAAGCATTAATTATATAGTCAGTTGCGTAATTCCATAGAACGTGATGCCTACTACTTCCTTTTCGCAAGGGATGTTCCCATATGACGTGGCTAGCTTCGTGAACTAAGACTGCTTGTAATTCCTTAACAGAAATACTTTTGACAAAATCTTTATTCCAAAAAATTCTTTGTCCGTCAGTAGCTAACGTATCAAAAGAAGCATCTTCAACCAGTTCTAAGTTGAGCAACATTGAAGCCATACCAATATTACCCTTCATTAGTTTTGCTCTAGCTTTTATAAGTTTTTGTTCAGTCATCTTTACCTCCAAAAGCCTTATTAAAGAAACTTCCTTTAAGGTCTCCTACAGAACTTTCTAAATCATCTGCAACCTTCTTTCGTTTAGCTTCTCCCAATTCAGTTTCATCTCTAAGAGAATCATAAGAATTGATTGAGGCAAAAACAGAAACAAGACTTTGATGAGCATTAGATATGTCTGCATCATTCCCTAAAATGTCAGAGTTAATTGAGGGAAGCATATCAATAGACTGTTTTAATTTCTCAAAACTGGTCTTATGAAATGTTTCACCATTCTTTAACTTATCGACAATATGATTTACTTGTTCAAGTAAAGCCTCAACAGTAACCTTAAAAACATTTCTTACATTGTTTGCAAGTCTGTTTTCAGTCTCTTGTTGAATGCTAGCTTTCATTTTGTCAGAGACATTTAAACGAATATCAGAAGATTTAGTTATGTCCTGAATTAGTTCTTTCTTAAAATCAAAAACAAATTTGCTTCTAAGTTTTTCAACGTCAGGATAATCTTCTTCATTAAATGCAGAGCCTAATTTTCTTTCAGCTACAGAAACAAAAGAATCATAATTTTCAAGAAAACTTTCTGCTTCCTCAAAAAAATCATCTTTAGCTTCTTGCATTTTCTCGTCTAGCAAATCTAATTGTGTACTTGGACACAATCTCCACCCACTAGTGCTAGTTGAATCAGAATCCGATTCACTATCGCTCCAGGGAACAGTTAAAGCATAATAGTATTCTCTACGAATCCTATTCGTTATACGTCTGAATATCTTATTAATATTCTCTCCGTACATATGCTTAGAAACGTGCAATGTTCTTTCATCTGCACCTACGTTACTTTCTAACCCTTCTCGTAAACTTTTATCTACCTTAATACCACTAGGATGTTTAACAGTTAAACTAACCAGTAATGCTTGTTTAGATAAAAGGTTTTTATTATTTTTATTCATAAACCCTCCAGTCTATATTATTAATAATCTGTTTCGCATGACCCATAAATGAACAGGTCGCTCTTCAGTATGGTTAATTCCATATACAGAAAAAAACGGAGGGCATTTCTGCCCTCCATAATTTTATACCTCTAAGTCTTGATGCTTAACTTTGAACTCATTGAAAGTTGTTGTTTCAACAAGTTCAGTTCTTGCATTGATTAGAGAACGAACAAAAAATACTTCGTATTCAGGAGTTGGAAATTGCTCTATATATTTCAGAGCATTTTCAAAATAACTTTCAACCAAAGAATCGCTAACTTCTTTAATTACAGTTATCAGCGCAACGACTGTAGCAAAATATATTCCGTTCTGTTTTTTCTTATCCTTAGCCTTTTCAGGAGAATCAATTTTCCCCTCACAAATTTTTTGCAAGTCAGGAACATCTTCTTTGAGTTGCAAGAAAGATGCAAATTCAATTGATGCAGTTTCGCCTACATTAATGTCTGCGAATTTCTGTATAAATGAATTTTCAGGATTAGTCTTTAAAGTGCTAGACAATCTTGTCCAGGAACGAGGGCAAGGCTGAGGAGCAATGACTTTAGGATCAAAAACATTCAACCAGTTAGGCTGATAATTTAAGAATCCTAAAATGTCAGGATGAACATCATTCTTGACTGCCCAATTGAACCAGTCGTTAGAATCGTGAACGAACTCAATCATTGCACACCTGGAATAGCAATGAGAAGGAATCTTATTAGACCCCGCCCTATCGCTAGCCTTATTGGAAGCACAAACAATTACCCAATTACCTTTTCCATTTTCAGGAGTTGGTAATTCATAATCTCCTATTCTTTTCTCATACATAAGTTGAGATAGAACAGTTTGCATTGAATGGTGAGACTGCCCAAATTCATCCAGGAAAAGCATACCTTCTCCACTAACAGGAAGATTACCTAAAAAGGCTCTCTTCTGTTTGCCTTCCTCAATATAAGGAATGCCTGATAGGTCATAAGACTCATACAAACTACTTCTAAAATCTATCCAACCATATTCTTTTGCAGTTGGATTGACTTTATCTGTAACCACTTTTCTTCCTTCAGCCAAGATGTCTCGCACCTCTTCGACTATTGCAGACTTTCCAATACCAGTTCCTCCTAAAAGGAATGGCGTATTGTTAGCCTTTATTTCGCATTGCATCATATACAACGCTTCACTAGGTTTATATTTCATTTTACCTCCATGAAATAATTATAGTTAAGTTAGCAGAAATGCTAACACCAATAGAAAACCTTTTTACAGGCTAGAGATACCTCTATTTAATTTCTTTCGTATTGTTTCAAATACTCTTCAGTTGGTTTAATAAACAATATTGAATGCCTTATTTAAAATGTAAAAAATTTCTCAACATTGCCCTGTTTCCCTCCCAATCTTCAAAATCCTCTAATTGAAATTCTTTTGCTATGTCTAAAGCAGTCAACATTCTTTTGACCGAGGACTTGTTCCATTTTTTGTAATAATTTCTTTCAAGTGTAATTCTTACACCTGTGTCGATAATATCTTTTTCAATTAAATTTCTAGCCATTAGCCTTTCTCCTTATTAATATTTTTTTTTCGATAATTAGTTTCTTGAACCCTATAATTAGGATTCTCTTCAGCACGTTAATTCGTGGACTATCTTATTCAACGACTATCTCAAACAATTTTAAAAATAAAAAAAATAATAAAAAAAAATACAAAAAAAAAGAAACAAAAAAAATGCTACTCCGTTAAGAGTAGCATTAATTTCCTCCTCTATTTATCTAACCATCCTTCCTGGATAGCTTCGTATTTAGCAAGTGAAATATCCCCACTTCCAAAAGTTATACAATCCAAGTCAACGTGATAATTAATTGCAGTATCAGAATCTATAACCAGGCTTTTATCTTTAAAATTTAAAACCTGGTTGTAGTTCTTTTGCTGAATTGAAATAGGATAAGAAAGAATTTCAAACAGGGAATTTAATCTTTCCCTGGTTGTCCTTGTTGTCCATCCACACAAAGAAAAAGATAATATCTTTCCGTTATGGTCGTTATCCCAATTAGCGATTTTATGACCATGCAGATAATATCCAAACTCATCTGTATGTGTGTTGGAAATAGTTTTAGTTCTCCTATCTCTAAACGCAGAAGCAATAACCCTAGATATATTTCTCATTAGGTTTTCTCCTCATAAATACAAGCATAAGCTTCCTCAATTTCAAAATCATCAAGGCTTTCAGGCTCGTTGCCTTCTGCTACTCTCCATTCATTATGGTCTACTAACCATTTATCTAAATTGTTAGTAGTAGCTACATAGTCACGATTGCCACAGCCGTCATGCCAATAAATATTAAATATTTCCATTAGCAAGACTCCTCTATGAATTGAATCAGTTCCTCCAGTTCTTCAGTTCGCTGAATCTCGTCAGGTAAACCTTTAAACTTTGGAAAGAAATTTTCTAACGCTCCCTGGATAAGAGTTATTTCAGATTCTGTAAAAATCTCATTCAAGTCAACTGCATCCCTATAAGTGTTCGCTTCTTCCTCAATCGCTTCTTCAAGTTCTTTTGGAATTGATACACTAGCAGTAATACTGCCATTTTCATGGTGTACTATTTTCATATTTCCCTCGCTTCTAGTTCTTCCATAAATTCCCAATCTTCATCATACAACTGATTAATTCTTTCATAATCAACTATGAATTTATGAAGTGTTATTGTTCTGTTATAACCATCTACAATGGTATTGCCTTCCTCTCCACTAGGTTTAAAAATCCCAGTATCTAAAAAGTTATTCACATAGTATCTGCCTACACTTCCCTCTAACTGTAAAAATAATCCACTATTAACATTTTCTAAATGATTTTCATAAAACTCACTCATATTTCCCTCGCTTCTATTTCATCCTCATCTTTTTTAGAGACAAGAAAATCAGATTCAACAAGTTGCTCAAGAATATCTTCAGGCATTTCTGCTAGAACCCTTGTAACCTCATTAATCATAAAAGCATAAAGACTATAATCCAAGTCTCTAAATCTTGCACAAAGTCTGTAATGCAATAAATCCAATGGGGATAATTTTATACTTATAGTTTTCGTTTTTTCTTTATTCATAATATAGACCCTCCAGTCTGTTTCGTTTTTAAAATTGGCTAGAGGCAATAAACTTAGATTTGTCTTAACAATGCACGTTTTATATTCGTAGGCATTGACCACATAAATTTATTACCTCACTCATTCAGCTAACAGAAGCCACCTGTTAGGACATTGGAGGATGTCACTACTGTCCGATTATCGTTAACGCCTCCCCAACTTAGATTGTGTTGGTTCTTTGGGTACGCATTTTGTTTTGAAGCTTTACTTCTATCTTCGTGGGTAATTCTTGAGACCCTCATCTTCAGTTAAGCCCTGTCACGACCTGAAGCACTATCTTGTTCTACTCTATAAAACCTCCATTGGTTTAATTGAATATTTAATAATACAGGAACACACCATAATAGCTAGCATAATGTGAGCATTACATAACCAGGGAAAAAGGAACATAATGCAAGCATGAAGGAAAATAAAAAAACCAGTCTCAAAATTGTTGGGAAGGAAGACGACCTAACAATTAAACAAAGAAAATTCGTTGATGCAATTGTTAAAGGGACTTACCCCACATATAAAGAAGCCTACTTCAATAGCTATGATGTTAAGCCTAACAAGAATGGAAGCATACCTAAATGGGTAGAAGTAGAAGCCAGTAGACTACTTAGCACTAACCCTAAGATAACCCAAAGTATCAGGAAGGCATTAGAGAGGAAGGAGGATCATGCAGTTGCTTCAAGCATACGGACAAGGAGTTACGTTCTTGAGAGACTATATAAAGAATCTACTGAAGCAGATACGTCAGCATCTAAAATTAGAGCATTAGAGCTGTTAGGCAAAAGTGTGGCATTGTTTAGTGATGTAGTAGAGACAAAAGAAGCACGAGCAAGCACGGACATAGAAGCAGATATAGAGGAAAAGATTAATACCCTGTTAGATAGCCAGGAAGATTAACCAGGCATAAGACTATCTTAATCAATTATAAGACTACCTTAATCAATCATAAGACTACCTTAATCTAGGACTAAATTAATTCATTCCTGGTTGTTCCCTGGACAAGAGAAATTAACCAGGCGAATTGACCAGGGAGCTACTCCAGGTATTTGACCAGAGCGAAAGATATTCCAGGCGAATTTATACGGATATGTGCGTAGTTGTAAGGTATTTAAAATTATATAAGTTCTTTTCTTTTCTTGAACCCTACCTTTTTCCTGAGAAAGACTGCTTGACATTAGACCCCCCACCCCCCTGTGTATAATTACGTTACTTGACTGACTATAATACATA